CCGCAGCACTCGGCGCCGGCGTACCCACAACAAACCGGGAACGCATTGTCGTAGGCTGCTTGTGACACTGCACACATGGCTTCGTGGCATTGGGCTATTACAGCCTTCAACTGATCGCGCTCTTGCTGTATTTCACCGCACATCCGCACCAGCGTTGGAAAATCCACATCTGGTGCGACTGCCTTCCGGATCTGCTCCAAGTAGTGCATGGCTTGGTGTTCATCCGCGCGGGCTCGGTTCATTTCCTGCTCCAATGCCTTCGCGCAGCTCCGCGCATCAGCAAAATCTGCACGCAGCCGCTCAATCTCGGCCTGCAACCGCTCAATCTCGTCAGTCATCCTGGCATTCGCAGCACGTTCGCTTTCCAGCGCTTCCGGCGATGATTCGGCCCGTAGTCGCTTTGCCTCTTCGAGCTGGTAACTACTCACCTGTTTTGCTGCATTCATGCCGGATTTTGCTGCCGCTGCTTGCTTCTTGAGCGCACTGTTTAACCGCTCGATCTCGGCGTCCAGTCCAGCAACCAGTCGGTTTATGCCGTCATGGTCGTACCCAAAAACAAACTCTTCTGACCCGTCGTTGTGACGGTACTGCCTGAGGTGTGGTGTAAGGTCTGTCATCACCGTCTTCTCCGCTTATTCACATACCGGCTGTCGGTATGCCAGTGGGTGGTGGTGGGTTATTCCGCACTCCTGCATTCAAGTACGCTATACGAGCTACACCAAGGAAGGTCAGTGGTACCAGTGGCGGGATTCGAACCCACAATCCAAATAGGCGGCAGATTTTAAGTCTGCTGTGTATACCAATTCCACCACACTGGTATAAAGAGAAGTCCCGACTTTGGGTAGTGAGAGAAGATGTATTTCGGCATGAGCCGGAATATATCCAAAGCCAGGACATGAGGTTACGATGGTCGGTGCTGATCTCCGACAAATATCAAAGCTCAAACCACCTAGGATTAAAGCCAGAATCGAACTGGCTGCCTCTGATCTGTTCCTGAGCGCATCAGCCTGCGCATTCATCGTAACTTAAAGTCCCCTGGATCAAGAGACTTTAAGTTACGTCTGAATTGACGTAACTCCCCTTCGATTTAACTGACAGGGGACTCAGTGACCACTAACTTGCGAATACTGCAAGACGACATACACACATTTGTCCGGCTTTACGTGCTTCAGTCCGTGAGGTTGACCGTTCAGGATTACTCCAACGCTACGTAAAGCTAATTTATATACCGACCATGTGTCAGAGCCGGTTGTCAGCAAATACTTGCTGCTACTGGGAACAGCCCACAGATCCCGGAGGTATCGATGGCAAGGTGGAATATATTCCCGTGAATCGATCTGTAGGCTGTTTCCGGTAACAGCAATAGCCCCTTATTTGGGACTATTGCTGCGCTTACGCTCGGAAACGGAGCGATTGTATTCTCGAATCATTACAAACAGCAAAAATCCAAGGAATACCAATCCTCCGAATACGGTTAAGAAGTACACCAGGGCCACAGTTAAAGCGACTGCCCCCAGTATGAACAAGGTTTGCAGAAAGGCTTTAACCGTATTCATGGCTAACCCTCTTAACCGAACAGGCTTTTGCCTTCATTCATGGCAGGCGGTTCTTCATCCACGTCTTTCGCATCGTCGATTTCAGCGCTGTCTTCTACGTCACTAACAGGTGAGTTAATGTCACGCACTCGCGGAGACAGCGTAGCGGATGTTGTGCGAGTGGCTGGAGTCTCGGGCGCTTTTTCTGTGATGAAGTCCACGATATCCAGTTCGGCAGTGGTACCGTTCGCACCGCGACCTGCTGTGATACTGACTTCGATGGATTTGCCAGTGACGGCAATACCCTGAGAAGCTACATACTGCTTCAGCGCTTGTTCGATTTCGGACTGGATCAGAGTGATTTTCATGTTGGGTTTATCCTGTCTGGCGAAACGCCATGAGTTGTTTAAAGGTGTCGGTCTGGATTCCGGCGTGAATCGCTGCAACTGCATCTGCCAAGTGCTCATTCTTGTTGGTGATACGCTCACCTTGTTTAAGCCAAGGAGCATTGGGATATTGCGCAGTTGCCCATGCAATCATGTCGGCTTTGCTGGCAGTACGGGAACCGGTAGCGGCCACCTTGACTTCGGTAGGTGTTACCTGGATCAAGGGCTTTTCGATACTGGCAAGAACGCCAATACAAATCCCGTAAGAGGCCATAGAGCGGGCAGATTGCGAGCCTACGGGGACTTCGACGAAGATCAGGTCAACGTCTTGGATGAAGTCCTGAAGGCCGCTATAGAGCGTTCTGGCGCGTTCCAGATCATCTGAATTTTTACGTACGACCTTACGCTGGGCTTTGTTGGCTTGGCTTTCCTGCAGCTGAAGTGTTTCCAGCTGCAGGACGGGGGAGGCACCTGAGAAATTCAGTGTGCCTTTTACCATGCCAAAGTTACTCAGCGAAGGGTCAATTCCTGCAACGCGCATTAAGCGAACAGAGACTTGGACGGAGCTGAAGCGCTGTTAGCAGCAGCTGCTGCGTTGGCAGTATTTGCGTTGAAGGGGGACGGAGTGCCTGCAACAGCACCAGTACCTGCAGCGCCTTTGGCTTTGTTGCGAGTCTGGCCAGTGAACTTTTCTTTCCAGACATTCAGGAAAGATGCTTCAGTTGCGCCACCTCTGATCTCAGCAACGGTCAGACCGTCACGCTTGCGGAACACTTTGTCGATCTCGTTTTCTTCACGGGTTTCACCGGTCGGAACGTAGTTACCGGACGCATCTTTGACCGTTTTGTCTACGATCTGCTTGATCACACCCAGGGTCACTTCCTTACCCACCAGTTCCATGATCATCGGTACCTTAGTCGGTACTTCTTTCTGCATCTCGTAGTCGTACAGGTTGATAACCTTTTCTTCGGTATCCAGCTCAGGCAGTTCTTTACCGGTGGTCAGCAGTGCCAGGTGGTTGCCGATGATGAATCCCGGCAGGTACTGGTTCTTGCCGTTCTTGTCGGTATAGAAGTTCTTGCGGCCCTTCGCGGTACCAGAAGTCAGGTAAACAGTCTGACGCAGTTTCTTGCCGTCAGCTGTCGCCAGACTCAGGTTCAGGTTCAGGGCGCCGCTTTGGGCTTCGCCCATATAAGCGGATTCGATAACGAAGTCATAGACACCGGATTCCAGCGGGCCATAACCGCCACTAGGGATCACGTCCTTTTCTTCTTCGATTGCAACATCAGTTTTCAGAGTAGAGAGCACATTCATAGGGAGTCACCTTTGCGCAAAGTGATTGATTGGAAAACGAATGGGTTGTGGATTAACTGAGGTTACATGCACCCATTTACAGAACTTTTCTGTCAGAAAATCCACATCCAGTAATACTCGGTCGTTGTCTTTATCAACGGCTCGAATAAAGCCGGGAGGATATGACATGTACCGATAATTTACGAGTTGGTCGGGTTTAATGTTAGGCCATTTAACGCGCCGTGCCATATTACTAATCCCTTAATGATTGTCAGGCGTAGTACTCGCGGAGTCGTGTCATGACTTTATGGACATCGTTGTCGATGAACGTCTCTTCCGGTGTCCACAGTCCCATCGGGCCACGGATACGTTCATTTACAGTGTCACGGGTCAGCTGAGTCTGGAAAACATACTTGTACCCCAAGGCTTCTTCCTGTGGGGTAATGACTAGCAGGTCATTTTTGTACTGTTCCAGATCCTTCAGCTTCATTTTCTTGGCAGCCAGTACGCAGCTGAAATAGGATTCGATACCGTTGTTCTTCAGAGAACCTTTTACCGGTACCTTGGTTTCCATCACCATTTCAGATTCGTTCAGAATGTCCATTGTGTGAGCGGTAAACACGACATTCTTGCTGGATCCAGCAACATGCTGTTGCATGATCCGTTTGAAGTACTGGGCAAAGTCAGACCATGCCTTCATAGTGTTTGAAGATGTCAGGACATACACCGATTCGTACATGTCCATCAGATAGGTCAGCGAGTCGATGACGATGGTATGTACGTGCGGCTGCGTCTCGGCCCAGATAAAGGCTTCTTCGATCTGCAGTGGGTCAGTAACTGTTTTCTCGATGAACTTGGAACGGAAGGGCAATTTCTTCGTTGATGTTCAGGAAGGGGCGTTAATCCTTCCCCGCAGCTTTACCTGCAGCTTACGGTTTCCCGTAAGACCAGACTATATCTTCACCCTGGTATCAGGGTGTCCACCACTTCGAGCCACTTGGCCCTACTCCCTTACGGGATAGTCGTTGAGGCTTACTCAATGTCCTTGTAGGACTCACCCTTAACAATCTTACACATTGCAGCCACACTCGTTCCAAATCGTTTTGCAAGTGCAGTAGCACTGAACTCTTTAGAACGAGGCACATGTACCCGTCTTACATATCGCACTTCATCAGGTGTCAGCTTGGACTTGTCCTTTAAATTACTGAGCGCCTTCTGTCTTGTTGCGTTACTTCGGTACTTTATTTTGTGGCCTCTGGCTTGCTTATGCAGACCAGTATTTCGAGCATGTTGATTATTCTCCGCAGCAGTACACCACTCCAGATTATCAACGTGATTGTTTAGCTTATTCCCGTCTTTGTGATTTACAAAGGGTTTGCCTTCTGGGTTGGGTATAAAGGCTTGTGCTACAAGCCTATGCAGCATGTGTGTCTTCTTCCTAATCACCACGGATAAATAACCGCGGTTGTTTAGGGTGTAAGTCATCTCACGCTCTGGCTCCAGGGTGAGTTTAAACTCACCTGTGAACTCCATACCTTTCCCAACTAACGGGATTTTTCGCTTAGTTTGGGTGAATACTTTTCCTTCTCGTGTGATCCGATAAATACCGGAATCAGTGTCTTCAATATAGTCTGTCATACTTACCTCAGTGTATTAACTCTGAGTCAATATAACATTCCTTTTGTAAAGACAGAAGGTGTTTAGTATTCGATTGAGTCTTGCCTGCTGATTACCCAATCCTGCAGCTTGTTCATCACCTTTCGGCTATATGCAGGCTCTAAGGGCTTCCCAGCATTTCAATGGATTATCCATCTACCATTACTGGTAGTGGGGGCTAATTGTTAACCCGCCTCGCAATTGAGGTAAAGTACCCCTTCAGGATTTTCCAGTTTCATCAGTGAAGCTGATTTACCGGCAGCAGACTTACCGCCGATCAGTACAAGATGATCGTTTTGCATGATTCCACCTTAATGATTTACGCGCAGCACCCCACGGATGTGGGGATATGCCTGTCAGCATTTGATAAGCAGGAAAAAGAAAACGGGGACTGGCGTCCCCGTTGAGTGTGGATCAGGCTGCTTGCGCATCCCGTTTGGCGATAGCTTTGCCCGCCGTGACCATGATGGTATTCATGATCTCATTTTCATCGAGCTTGTCTGCCAGCTTGTTGTTGAGATCCAGGACAGCGTTATGTACTTCGTCCCAGGACTTCCCGGAATCGACCAGTAAGAGGGCGTATTTGATCAGCTGGTTTGACCGATTACCGATACCGGTATGGTTGATAAACCAGCGCTCAAGATTGGTCAGCGATTGCTGGTCCAGCAGACGCTGTTTACGCTCCTCGTTCTTGCGGGTCTTCGGGATAAACTGCAGGGCATCCAACAACTCACCGTCGTTATACTCATAGTGTCCATTATGAGATAACCACTTGCGACACCGTTGGCCCGTAGAGTCGTCTACACTGAAGGGCAACCATTCGAAGATGTTCTGCATGAACTCTTTGTATTCAGCTGAGTCCATCTTCAGGTTGTAGTTCAGTGGCAGCAGGATACGGAACCTATTCTCCTGTTCAGTGTGTCGTTTGGTTGTGTAATAGAGTGCCTTGTAGTCCTTTAGCAACAGCTTGGCCGTATCAAGGGATACGCCGCCGTCCACATCGATGACCACCATGTTGAAGCCCGGAATGGTCTTCTCCTCACAGCGGTGGCCATCGACAAAGTGATGTGAAGACCAGTGGAACCCGTCCGCTTGGGTCAGCACGTGCAGCTGATCAAACGGAACTTCTTCACATCGGTAGTTGAATGCGACGTGTTGGCCATAGGCGACGCGCATTTTACTCAGATCCGTTTCTTTAAGCGATTCCCCGGATAGGAACTCGATCCCATCCATGTAGGATTTACGGATGATGATGTTGTTCTTGTAGCCGTAGGCAATCGCCAGATTCAACAGATCCTGTTTCTGGCTTTGAGAACCCTTATAGAAGGGCAGAACTTCTACCAGATCAGCCTGAGTGACTTCTGTACCAATGGCGGCCAGATATTTTGCCAATTTGACATAGTTACGATCCCGGTTGAGTAGTTGTTCAAAGGCTTTACCGGATTCCTCGGCCAGCTTGATGGCACTGAGTAGGTGCGCTTCAGTCACTTCATGCTCATCTTCAATGAAGGCATAGGTGCCCGCCAGCTTGAGCGATTTCCAGTACCGGTGTGACATCTCAGCACGGCGGATCTCTTCATGCTCTCCCATCTGGTTTGCACGCCGTTCGCAGTACAGCTTGTACTCCAGCATGGCGACCATGACTTCTTTGGTCATGGACAGCTCACGCCCGAAGTTGATCGGATCCGCCAGTATCGCCAATTGATCAGAAATCTGATCCAGCTGGTGATCGGCTTGTTGATCGACCAGCAGGCGATACAGCTCTTCACCGGACATGTCGTAGCGTCGGGTGGCATGAGGGACATAGCCGAAAAAGCAGCGCCGTGCATACCCGTTCTCTAGCATGGTGTAGAACTCTTCTTCCACCTTGCCGCCGTTGAACAGTTTGGACGGGGTACCGAACATCAGCAGGTTAGTCGGAGTACGCCCATCGATCTCTTCTGCACGGGCAGAATCGGAAGTGTTCTTCACCAGCTTTTGACCGATCTTGCCATCATCGAACAGCTCCAGATAGGCGGTCAGTACATCGATGCTACTGGACAGATTCAGGCCGATCTCATCGATCTCTAGATTCACTGACCCGGCATCTGCCATCAGCAGCTTGTGTCGCATCTGCTTGATCGCTGGAACAGTGGCTTCAGAAAAACTGAATGCCAGCGGCCCCAGACCATCGAACTCCCGCCAGGTTTTTTCCAACTCTTTGTCGGGATCACTGTTCTTGCGTGCAGCGCGCTTAACAGACAGTTGTGGTACCGCCTGATCCGCAATCAACGGGAAGGTTTCTTCAAGGTACCGCTGCCTGAACTGATTGATAACGCGGTCTTCCAGAATGCCCTTACCGTGACCCTTACCGAAGCCAGAAGTTGCCAGGTTGACGGCAAACAAGTTGACTGGCACCGGATCCCGACGATCATGCGTACGGATCTTGCAACGCATCATAGAGGCCACTTTCGTCAGGTAGTAGGCCACCAGAATGCGGTAAAACAGCGGAGCCGTGTTCTGGGTTTTCTGACAGATGATCTGTACCAGAGACTCCGCTACCGGGTTATGTGGGACAGTGCTCAGATCGAGCGTGTCAAATTGATTAGCCATGACAATCCCCGTATTCAAGAGTGAGCTGTGTTGCATCTGGGATGCGGTCATCAACACACTGTTCCCGTGTCAGTTCACCTGACCACACGCGCTGATACCAGCGAACCGATTTGTTCAGACCGATCTGCTGATTCAGACGATCAACCAGCTGAGGGACTGTCTCACGCTCATCACGCGGCAACAGGGCATTCTTCTCGGCCCAATCAGTCCGTGCCTGCAGAATGTAGGCGTATTGTGTGCGACTTACGCGACGACGATCCCGTGGTTTCTGCTTAGTAGGTTGCGTAACTGACGTTTCAACAACGTCAGCCTGCATCAAAAAGCGTCGGAAAAAAGCGAAAATACGAGTGAGTAATGACATGACTATCTCCTTAAATGACCAATGACCCATCTTTGATCAACTGCTTGGCTTGTGAGCAGATAGGCTGTACAGGACAGTATCTGCAGGCAGTGACTTCCCCAGGAACCGGGACAATTAATCCAGTGCCGCCATCCTGAGTCAGTCGAAGCTGGGCTTCTGCCAGCGTGTCAAAGTTCTTGGTAGCACGCGCTGTCTTTTTAGGATTGCGGTAATACTTGTACACCGGCGGCTTACGCCACAGCTCTTCATCAGTACAATACGGCAACTCCGCCTCCGGCGTGTCGGCGTACTGTTTGATCTGAGCCAGTTTGCGGCGAACCCACAGTTCAGTTTCGGCGTAGCTCATCAGGGAATACCGCTTGAACATGACGCGCTTAGACGGATATCCCTTGCTGGCTTCGCTCAATGCACGAACTTTGCTCCAATCGGTAAAGATGAATTGAATCTTCATCTCGTCCTTAGTAATCAGCTGAGGGTCAAGCCAACGGTAGATACTGCCCTGCAGGCGGTACTTTTCATCATTACTGCCTGACATGTAGCTGAAGACACTGGTTGACTTAAAGTCTTCCAGTCCACCATCAGCAACAAAATCAAACTTGCCTGAAATACGGAAACCATCAATTTCCTTAGACAGACGCTGTTCCATGTAGACCGGAATATCACCAGGTTCCAGCTCACTGGGTAGCGGGTTGACCTTTACCCGTTGAATAACGTGCTCAGGATAGCCCAGTTGTCGCAGCGCATTTTCTTTGTTGCTCTTCCATGCTTTTTCGATTGAGTCATGGATAGCAGTACCCATGCGGGAATTGACCAACGATTCCAGTTCGACTGGATTATCTTCAGGCGACAGGCGACGGGACAGAATAATCTGCCGAAGCGGTCGCAGTAGTGTTGTTGCAGACAGGTGATTGGGATCGGGATCATAATCGTAATGATCTGTAGCCAACCAAACTGCAATGGATAGCGGGATATCCGAGTGGTTGATATAAGCAGGCATGATTCCACCTTTTTGTAGCGAGTGTCGAAGTGCCACTGATGGGTAGCACGACGACGCCCGGATGGGCGTATCATGCTTCCAGTGGGATATCTTCTGTTAAGGAAATAAACGGGGCACGTTCAGTAATGAAATACCCTGCGGCATTTACCCAAAACGCACCTTGAGCGATATACCGTTCATTGGTTTCCGGGTTTTCGATCAGCGTCCATTGACGATCCGGTGTTACTGGATACTGCTGACAGTAGGTCTGCAAATCTACCAAATAAAAAAGAGTACTGCCGTATCCATAATCAAATCCAGTATGGAAAGAAAAAGGATTAGGAATAGGGTTGTACTGTTCGGCCCAAAACTGGAGCGTCGGAGAGTTTTCGATATCATGATTCATGGGAGCCTCCGTAAAAGATTCGATTTTCAATCTGGGCGTAATTACCCATCGTGGAAAACACTGTCAAGACATACATCAAGAAGGTGTACCAAAGATTCTGGGTAACTGTGTAAAACCAGATCAACTGAGTTAGCCAAGTAAGGCGACCCAGAAAAGAAAAAACCCGGTAAAAACCAGGTTTCATTTTGCGAACAGGTCGATCAGACATGGTGTAGATAATTCCAAGGTTTAATACGCTCGAACCGGTCATGCGCTGCTGAGAACAGTGCTGCACCTTTACGGCCATTGAGGCGTTCATAGCTTTTTTGAGCGGTGCGATATGACTCGACATCCGGATTGAATGAGAAGCGGTGTTCGCGCACTTGCTTCTGTACCATTACCAGTAGCGTTTCAGGTTTATTGGCTCGACGAAAGATATGGGCGAAATGCGCATACCAGTCTATTGTTTGGCCGGTTTCTTGCTGATGGACTCCCATCGCTGCTTTACCTCCTTGTACGTTTTGGAATAGAACAGGGCATCGGGATTGATCAGATAATGCTCTTTACGTAAGCGTTTGACCAATCCTTTTTTAGACAACGACTGGTACGCCTGACTAAGGCGATTGAGTTCTGTTTTGGTGAGTGATTTACTGGGAATGACGACTTCATTCGTACGGTAGTCCAGGTTGTCTCGAAGCAGGCGGAAAAACCACTTTTCAGCTGCGTTCATGTCCAGTAACACATCAATCAGGTCATATCCGTGTGACTCATCCATTCGCGCACTCCCTATAGTAATGAAAGGCGGCAGTTCGAGATGAGCCTTTCTGGATACCCTTCCAATAACTAACTCTTCGTCCGCCTCGACAACCAGTCGAACATCACGCGATGTCATATCTACTCCAACAGATAGCAAGAGGCGGAAGTATATCAGCGTCATTCCCGTGGTCTACGGGAAGATGTGACAGATTTTCCCGTACTGTTGAATATTTAATGGGCGTAACTAATTGAATTTAAAGGGGAAATTTTCCTTAAAAATATTCTTATACAGGGGAGGCAGCGCCCGGATGGGCGCCTATGGCTGACAAGGAACCGCTCGATACTCTTTCTTGGCACTCGGGCCACGTTGACTGACGGCATAGTCATTCAGCTCACGCCAGAAGCGCAAGCGCTCCTCGACTTTCTCTTCAGCTACACCGAATTCAAGACACAACCAATCTGACCAGACCAGTTCAGTCTCCGCATGACAGCCGTTGTAGTAACGACGCAGAGGATCGGTGTTAACGAGGATCCGTGTGCGGCACTGGATGGTGTGGGTACGATGCGTCTGTTCTGCCATAGACGTATTCCTTAGAAAGCACCGAGGCGAGACGAAGCCCTGTCGAGCACACCGCGCAGCGGTGCGCGCAAGACAGTGGCGAAGTCGTAGCCGAGGCTATTAGAAAAAGGATGTGAAAAAAGGGGGTTGCATCCTACTGATCGCATCAGTATAGTGCGCGCCATCGAACGGCGGGACGCCGGGATACATGGAAAAAATTTCTTGTATCCCTACCTGTATCCCTGATCGTTCAAGTGGTGTAAGTGATTGATTTGAATAGTGCTTTCGAGTCTCTCCTCCCGCACCATTCTCCCTGTGATACCTTCCTATAGCTTCAAAAAAATCTCTTCTGAATCAGCACGTTACACCAGATCGCTTGATATACCTGCGCATAGCTTAACATGACCTTCATTACCTTTTTTGTATCCCAGTGTGTATCCTAAATTTCGGGGTACAACTTAGGGATACACGACATGAAACGCACTGACATCAAGCGCCGCCCAATGGCGGACAGTGTACTGAAGACATTGGAACCGGAGGCCAAAGAGTACCGGGAGAAGGACAGTCCGGGCCTGTACTTTCGTGTTAAGCCAGACGGGAGTAAGTCATGGCAGCTGCGCTACAAGAATATGGAAGGAAAGTGGGCTTGGTTGGGTCTGGGTGGCTTTCCAGCTGTATCCGGTAAAGCGGCACGTAAGCGTGCGACTGAGCTGAATGAACTGGCAGCCGATGGGGTTGATATCAAAGCCCACCTGATGGAACAGGACGAGAAAAACCCTCCTGAAAAGGAAGGTGTGCTCTTTCGAGATGTAGCGGAACAGTGGTATCAGCGCAAGATTGCATCAGGTCGTTCAGCGAACACACTGGAACAGATGCGACGGTATCTGGATGGGGATGTCTACCCAGTTATCGGGGATAAGGAGCTGACTGCGGTTACGCGCTGGGACTGTACCGAGATCCAGCGACGACTGGAGCGGCGTAAAGCGCTCAACATTGCCAAAAAGGTGCGTTCCTGGATAAGTCAGATATTCTCTCAAGCCATTGCAGAGAACCTGTGCGATCTGAATCCAGCCAGTGAGTTGCGGCATATTGCTGAGAAAGCGCCGGAAACCAAGCACTATCCGTACTTACTCGAAGACGAGTTACCTGCGTTCTTCAAAGCACTTAATGCTTCGCCTTCTCGTCAGATTACACTGACACTGGTTCGGTTGGTGATATTGACAGCCTGTCGTCCGGGTATGGCTCGACTGGCCACTTGGGATGAATTTGACCTGAAAAACGCCTTATGGGTAATTCCAGCCAAACGCATGAAAATGCGACGGGATCATATCATTCCGTTGTCTACGCAAGCGGTGGCGTTATTACGTGATCTGCATGAACTGACTGGTTTGTCTACGTATGTGTTTCCTGGGAATGGCTCAATTCACCCGACATTGAGCGAAAACACAATCAATCAGGCACTGCGCCGGATTGGCTACAAGGATAAATTGACAGGGCATGGCTCTCGCCATACGGCAGCGACGCTGCTTCGTGAACATGGGTGGCCCAGAGACTATGTTGAAACACACCTGGCTCATATCGAAAAAGGGGTAGCAGGTGTGTACAACAAAGCCCAGTATCTGAAGCAACGCCGCGAAATGATGCAGTGGTATGCGGACTATCTTACTGCATTGGAACAGGGAACTCCGGTTCCACCGGATCCGGTTTAAGCCGGAACAGCGCGAGACATAACCAGCTCGCTGTAGGCGTAGATGTCTGACAGTCGGAAACGCACCGGGGAGAACTGGGTCGGCTTTTCTTTAAAGCCTTTCGGGAAGTCTGGATCATTTTTCCGACGCAGATCCAGTTCTGAAATGCTAATGCCCAGGATGTTAGCAGCTTGGGCTTTACCGATCTGAATGTACTGAGGGTCAATGCCGTTAAAGTTCATTGTAATGCTCCTTCGAAAAAGCCCCTGTAAAAGGGGCTTATCGTTGTATGTTTACGGGTAAGTCCAAAGGAGCTTACCTGACAGAGTGTTATTCCAGGTGTCGTAGTACGTGGGTGTTGCTTCTTTACTGCGTTCCCAATTCTTACGCCGTACTTTGAAGCCGACTGGCTTATCCAGACAGTACGTCTTCTTATCCGGGCCTGTCGTAAAGGGAATATACGCAGGCACCTGAATCAGCAGTGGACAATCAACTGGAGGCAGTTCTTTGTTCCAATGCGTGATCAGGTGGATGTCATGTACGACACTTTCTACTGATGGGTACACGATCAATATTCTCCGCGTGTCAGGGCTGCCCAGCTAACCGGATAAAGCGGTGCGATGATCTCATCGACCTGTTTTGCCAGTTCCTGGATTTCCTTTTGAGCATGGCTGTCGCTGCGCTGATTGTAGAAATTAGCGTAAGCGTACAGTGAACCAGTCCAGACCCAATTCACTTCGGTGCCCTGAGGCAGGAAAAAACGGGCCTGTTCAGGGCAGATGCCAGCTTCAATAGCGCCCAGGTAATTATTCACAGCGGCTTCACAGGTGCTGCGGTAATTCTCCATCCAATACTCATTGTCTTCGTGTGGCTCGTCAGCAGAGCCTTGCTTCACGTTGGCTGCTGCTTTGCGGAAGTACTCCGGGAAGAAGAACTCTGGTTCGGTCTTGATGTAGCGGCGTGACTCTTCTGACTCCACAAGGCCAATTTTGTGTTTGAAAGCCTGTCGGGCAATCGGTACCGGCGCCTGCATTCGCAGTGTGATATGGGGGTGTCCAAACGGTACCCAATGCTCAGGAATATTTCTCAGGTAGACCGCGAGTTCACGCAGCTGATCGAAGTCCTTGGCCAGCCCCATTTTAGTAATAAGGGCTTCCCAGTCATCCGTTTTCATACCACGTGCCAGAAAACGCACCAGTTTATGGTTATCTTCATCAGAGAATTGAGACGCCAGTTTACCGAATGACTGGCGGGCAAAATTGGCGACGTCGTTATCAGTCAGGTAGTGAGAAATGTATTCTGCTTTCATTGTACAGCCTCCCGCAGGTGTTCAGTGGTAATCAGTACACCGTAGAGTGTGATTGCATCACAGTGCGGTACGAGTGCCACCGGCAGATAGAAATTGAGTTCGTCAATCAGCTGCTGCATCTCATCACGGGTAACGTGGATATACTTGATAGAACGATTTTCTTGGCTGGCTTGTTTGATGACATCTTCAACCTGTTCCAACATGCTACGAGTAAAAACTACTTCCATTTGATACTCCTGATAAAAGACTGGTTTCGTTACTGACGTCATCTTCGTAATCCCAATCATCTACACGATCAGGATGACTGTGGTGACGTATACTTTTTTTAAGTTGTTGGAGATACCGCTGTTTTTCTACAGCAGCCTCCTGTTTGAGAAGATGATATTCAGTATCGTCCTCATAGATGTGCCTCATCATGTCCTCCTACCGGAATGACAATAAAACGCGGAACCCGTTGGACATTTATAAGCGTCGGGGTGGTTACGTCTGCCCAATCCTTATAGAGATCCGCCAAGCTCATCTCAGGTAGTGGTTCTTTCTCAATGTGTTGCTCAGCTAACCATTCGTTAATGTGTGAAGCAGCTGTGGTGTGAGAAATACCATATTTATGAGCCAGTGAACGTAGTGATATGCCGTCTTCCAGTAGCTGCAGGATGATGTCCCGATCCTCTACAAAAGACTTTACAGCTTCAATGCGAGGGTCTTTTCTTGGAGGCAATCCAAGGCGCCGCCGTACTCGGCACAGATTGCTTTTTATGTACTTCGGCGTGGTTTTGAAATGCTTGGCAATATCATTCATTGAAGTGTGTGCGTAATACATGTCCAGCATGGTTTGCACACGCGGCGATACTGAATGCTTTTTAGGCATGGTGAACTACTTGACTCGACGTGAAGCTAAGCGCTTAAACGCTTCCAGGTCTGCTTCCAGTTCGTAGGGCTGGTCGTGCAACACAAAACGTTGTTGCCCCATCTGAGCAATGACGGAATCGGATGTGATGGTGATCGATGTACCTGTCCCTAAATACTGACGGAGCCGACGAATCGATTCCGCAGCATGGGACAGGGGATTAATGAAATATGTCATCAGGATCCCCGTGCGTGTACAGCTGCCTGGGCCATGAGTCCAAAGTACGCTGCACCGTCTTCATAATTGTCTAGTTTGAAATCGCCTTGCTGGCTTCGTACAGCCTTCAGGAGCACCATAAACAACCACCCTTGTTCATCGGTCAGGGTGTGGCCTGTAATGGCATTGAAGGCAGCTACGGTTGCAGGAATGGAGTTCTCTCCATCAGGTGAATCGTAGGTAGCGGCACGATCTTTCATATGATCGATGCCTTTTTGCAGGACGGCGATTGGGATGTTCAGGTGTTCCATTAAGCGCGTCCTCGCTTACGGTCGCGTTCCCAATCCATTGCACAGTCCGGGTCGCAGAATAGCTGCTGAGAGTTATGCAGGGGTTCTGAGCACCAATGACAGCAGCCCACCGGCAGCAGCTCTCGCGGCTGATTGCGGATCGCATCGGTGCGCAGCTTCAACAGGGTTTCTTCGGTGTCAAAGGTATTTTCAATAAAGTCAGGCATGAGATCCTTCCATAAACAGCTTAGGAAAATCACGGAAAGGGAGTCGTAACGCTTTGGTACTGATCGAGCCCCACATCCCTGCATCTTGTTTGTCGATGAATGATTGACAGGATGTCAGCAGGTCATTCTCAGTATGGCGGGAAATTGAGACGTTCAGCTTGAGTGTTTTGCACCGGTTATAGACCGAGTGTATTGGACGTCCTAATTTTTTTGAGATGACTTCAATTGGTTCGTTAGCTTGAACCAGACTCTTTAATCGCTTGTCCGCTTGACGTGTCCAACGCTTATGATCAGGGCGTGGAATAATACTAATGCCTAAATAACAGGCACGTTGCCGGACAGCATTACCAGTACGTCCCAGAATTTCAGCAATAGCTACTGAGCCAATACCTTGTTTGGCTAATTCCATTAGTAGCTCATCGTCTTCTGGTTTCCAGACTTTCATGTAGCTCGCTCTCCCCGATAAACAGCACCAGTCTCTGGGTCTTTATACCGGTCAAATGCTCCAATGGAGTCAAATATCCGATATGCCTCTTCTTCTGAAAAATCGTAACCAAAAGGAGAAGCAACCCAAGCGGCGCCTATATACCATTTTGAATTCATTCGCTTAATGACCTGCTGATGCTGGTCTTCTAAAAAGGGAATGAGATCGGTTTGGTAATAATAATCAGGGGATATAACGATGTCACCCATAACAAAGTTTTCGCCGTCTTTTTTACCCAGCGCAGCCAGATAAACAGACCATTTGTATGGGAGTGTGGTAATGAGCGAGTAGTTTATTGAATGAACAACTTCTCGTTTAAGGGTTTTTCGATTGAGTAATATGCAATTCGGTTCTCCTGTTGTATAGGCGATAACACTGTTTTTGAGTAAGTGCTGTGCAAGGAGTCGTTTTCGCTTATATGGACTATGCCCTTTACGTTTGTTTGACATGATTCTCTACTACATGAATCAATTAATAAAAAGCCCTGCATTGCAGGGCTATTGACGAGTATTGCGGCGCAACCGTCGGAGACGGGCTAAGCGGCTTTAGCTGATTCTGCGCCTTGACAGATATTGAGGATTTCATCCTCAGTGGCACCATTGGGTAGCGTGATTTCCTGTGCCCAACTGGGGTAGAACACAGACAGCTCGCCGCCCAATTTCACCTCTGGATGCTTGATTTCCTCCAGCTCCTGCCACTGCATACATTCCACTAAGTTGTCGTTCAACCATTTCATGACACTCAGATCATCTTTCACCATGAAATACTGGGCATCGTGAATGTGTGCAATGGGCCGAATCAGCAACCGGTGAGGGCTATTGAAAGTCCGTTCCTGCAGATCAATAGCCGCACGGTTATTCAGCAAGCCATAGGACTGACCCAGTGCGTTACCGGCTGTCCTGGCTTCAGCTGAGGCTTCGTAAGGAGTATTTGAATGCCCAAGAATGACTTGTTTCAGTAGCGGTGTACGTAAACGTAAACCAAAGGCTACTGTGACATAGCCGTCTTTAGATGCCTGCTGAAGTTTGCCTTGTACCCACTCATCCGATTCGGCGTACATTTCATGGTAAGCCGCTTCGATCCGCTTGGCTTTCTCTTCTGGCCAACCCAGGTTTTTCATCATGCCATGATAGGTACCTCCGTATGTCAGCAGGAAGGTCGGTGCTTTGGAGTCTTGTCTAAGATCCGGGTATTTGTCTTTGATACTGTTAATGGACTCTGCTGTTTCTTTAATGTCCGGCATCTGATCCCCGAAGTAGTAGTAGGCACGTAAGCAGTGACCATCGTATCCTTCGGTATACACACGTAGCTTATTGGTGTCCTTAGTGGTCAGTGCGCTGATGCGATCTTCCAGTGACGCAAAGTCAGCGCCACAGAACAACCATCCTGGGGGTGCCTGAAAACAGGACTTGATCAGCTTGGCGTAGCGGGAACCGGTTGACGGCAGGTTCTGCAGATTCGGGCCGGATGAACTTAATCGACCGGAAACCGTACCGCCCAGATTGAAATTCCCGTGCAGGTAATGCCAGCCATCTTCTTTCTGAACAGCTTTCTCCATTGCAGTAATGAAGGTACCCAGGATCTTGTCAGCTTCAAAGAACCGCATGAGTGTCTGAAGCAGCTCAATGTGCGCTTGGTTGTCGGTATGGTTTTGTAGCTTCTTGAGCGTCTTGGCACCTGTTGCCGGTTGCTTGGAATCGGTCAGATCCAGAACAGGTAACTGGAGTTGTTCGTACAACAGCACCTGAAGTTGCGGAACTGAGTTGGGATTAAATGCCACCTTGGGAAAGGTTGCACGATCCTTGGGCTGAATCTTGTCTGGATTATTTGCCTTGGCTTTACGGCTTTCGTAGTCACTAACCCAGGCCCGTTCGGTCAAGGTGTACTCCAGTTGCTGGATCATCGGACTGCTTGTGAAGTACTGGTTACATTTCGCAATCTCGTGTTCCAGTTCTTTACGCGCCTCTTTGACCTTCTCCATATTCAATGGCATTCCGGTCAGCTCCATCTGCAAGATGACAGCGACAGAGGGCAAGAAAATGTCCTGATACACCGATTCCTGCTGGTCAGCCAGCATCGTCGGATAGTGCTTGGTGAACACATACCAGGTGGACAGGCAGTCTACCAGGTTGTACTCCAGCAGATCCGAGAGAGGAATCTGCGTGATGTCATCGATACTGTCTTGAGCATAGTTGCCTGCAAACTCGTGGGCCTGTTCTTTCAGGCTCAGTTTGTTACCGGCAGTGGAATTGGTTGCCAGATACGTGATGAGCTTGGTGTCATGGAATCGCCGGGTCATGATCTCGATGCCCCGTTGCTTACCTTCTTCATCCAATAAGCTGCGCATCCATAGACTGTTGATGATCACCTTCATGTCGAAGTTGGCGTTATGCCAAATGAGGGTGCCTTGGTAGGTTTCAAAGAACTCCTGCAACAGGTGCTCAACAGCCAGATCACGGATCCAGCTGACACTTGAACTCAGGCGATTGGTGTTCACACCAAAGGCAATACCGTTGTGCTGATCCCACGCAAAGGCGATAGTGGCAATACCTGATTCCCAGAAATTCAGGGAATAGGTTTCAATGTCACATGCCAGCATCGGGTGCTGATGCAGCCGCTGCAGCTGCTCTTTAATCTCTTCAATCGTTTTCGGATAGGCCGCACTGTGAATGATGTTCTGACCCAGCTCGGTGTAAGTGCCGGACATCAGGGATGCCAGTGCTTGAACAGACAGGTCGATCTTGGTTTGTAGCTCAGGGTTATAGAACAGTCCCTGATAGTTAGCTGTCAGGACAACCTGAAGGTGTTCATAGCCTGATACTGCACAAGGCAAGGCATACCCGTAATGCGGTTCCGCCTTGCGTTGCTTTGTCAGCGTTTTGAAATAAGCGCTATCCGCAACAAACAACATCTGCACACCCAGACAATCCAAGGATTTCAGCAGCGTACCTAGATAAGACTTCTGCAGTGAAGCAGGTGCCTTGTTGTTCTGATACGCCAGACTGAATGCGATGATTTGATCGGGGGAAACCCCTTGCTGTTGCAAGGGGCTGACGTAGTGCTCATGCAGCGCACGTTGGTTTAACGCAGACTCTTTAATCAACAGGGCCGTTTTATAGGTACCTGTCTGTGAAGGTTGGAAAATAACGTGGCGCATAGTGTTACCTTACTCAAGCGGTAAAATTATTTCAGTACTCGTGTGCATATCAAAATCACCGGGGCTACCCAGTTCTTCTATATCACCCTGTTCTTCACCTACCCGAATAAACCCAAACGGAGGATCTGGGTACTGCTCGTTCAGTTTATTTAAGTAATCAGTCACTTCACACACTTCAGGGAAGTCGTCATACCATTTGGTGTACGGAAGAAACCAGTATACAGCGTCATCCTTTACCAGATCAGGTTCCTTTTTAAGTAAGGTAGGCAGTTTGTTTTTCAGCAACTGATCTTCAAGGTATTGTTCTTTTGTCAGCGCAATAGCGACTGATGAATAGTAACCCATAGCTACCTCGTAATTAGGTTAATGACCAGATTTTCTTTAATCAGCTGCTCATCGTTTTCATGCCGTTGCTTAAACGCCACCAGATCAGGTTCAGAAATAGTGCGAGGATAGTAATCGCACTGTTTTTTGATGGCTTGAGGCATTTGACTATGCAGTACGTCGGGTAATACCAGAAAGAGATCGGAAGGGGATTGGCACAGGTTCAATGCCTGTACCAAATAACCGTGTACAGGTTGCTGATGTTCAATCTCCCATTGATTCCGTTCGTTTTTCCACGCAGTCAGGTCATCCTGCAATGTAGGGTGAAGTCGATTAGGTGCGAAGTAGGTATACCCGTAGTTTCCATACATGGAATGGAAAAACATGTCATCCCGATAAAACAACTTGTACGTTGTCTTATTCTGGAGTTGATCGTTTGTTTCAATGATCTTATCCATGCGTTGGGTAAACGTCTGAAGTGGAACGGAAAATATGTACTGAAGGAAATGGTCGATCATTTCCTTTTTGAAGTTAGGCGGAAATCGGTAGCGGGACATGAATACCTCCGTATTTTTCAGGCAACTGCCCATACAGAATGACTCGTTCGGATGCTCGTGAAATAGCGACATACAGCATACGGGCTACTTCGGAGGGTACGTTGCATCGACCGATATCAGACAGGTCAATGAAGACTTGGCGATAGGTACTGCCTTGGGATTTATGAACGGTACTGGCGTGCAGGGGACGCAGGTCTGCCCAGGTCTCCTTTGCAGAAAAGTACTGTAACCATGCGCGCATCTTGGCTGCGCGACGAAGAAAGGTTTTTACCTCATTCTGGCTGTAGGGCATCCATACTGAGATGCCCCCGTTCAGCTCCAGCGCAATACCGTTAATGCGATGATCCCAAATATCCGGGTAATATTGGGAATACTCACACTCAACGCCGGTAACGGTGCAGTGCGCATCCGTTGAGAGGACTGTTCCATCTTTCTGAATAATAATGGGCTTATTCGTGATAAGGCGTTCACCCAGATGGACGGGCGCGGTGTGACCCTGCAACTGGCGTACATAGTCGTTGTACTGGTTCACCCGATCATTCGTCCATGCCAGGATGCGACAGGCATTGTCATCATGTGAGGGTGACTGATATGCCTCATCGATCAATGCCTGAAAATCCGGGCCATTCACATGCAGCAGCTGTTTACCGTCAATTGGCAGTTCTGTCGGAAAGGTTCCGGTGATAACTGCCTGTCGGTACAGATCAGCTGTTTCTTTAATCAGTCCCTGATTGCGATGTACTTGGGTCAGTTTGACTTCAGGGATACTGCCATCGAAAACCGGGGACTTTTGTCCGCCCAGCATACTCAGCTGGTACGGATCACCGATCATCAGAATTTTGCACTGGTAGGTTTTCTTGCGCAGGTAATCCAGGATCTGGTAATTCATGAAGCTGGCTTCATCAACGATGATCAGTGCATGGCGATACATTGACGGGCCTGATCGTGTCGGCTTCAGTACCTGACCACCGGTTGTAAGATCATTTTCGACTTTCAACCCTAGCAGCTGGTAGATTGTTTTAGGCTCAGTGCCTGCCAGCTCGGCAATTACTTTGGCCGCTTTATTGGTAGTCGCGGTGACGTGAATAGCCAGTGACTGATCTTTCGGCGTATTCAACAGCACTTTCAGTAACTGTTCCTGCTGCCGCGCCAATTGCAGCAGGTGAAGGGTCAGTGTTGATTTTCCTGTCCCGGCAAACCCACTGATGACCAGTTCGGACTTGCCAGGATCCAGCATGAAATCCATGAAAGCATCAGCAGCGGCTTGCTGATCACGAGACAGTTTAAGCATTAAGCAACCTCTTGGGTCAGGTCTTCCGGCAGGTCATCTATCGATACATTGAGCAGGTGAGCCAGCTTGTGGCGCTCATACTCATTGCGGGAGATGATCTCAGTGCCGATATGGTGGGAGTAGGGACGAATTTTTCGGTCTACCAGCATCTCAGCTTTGCGCAGGCTTTTGAGGAAAACGAGACCGTCTTCAAAAGGCAAAACAAGATTTGTAGACCAATCCAGCCGAATAACCATGTAGTTATCCGGCGTGGGTTCAACTTTGCGTTTAGAGCGGGTATTCGATGACTTTGCCATAGCCATAAGTGAATCCTTCGTTTGAGTGAATAATCCAGATGATCGGGATGCCAGGATCCAGGTCATACACATGGAAATGCCCGTCTGTGAAGATCAGCATGACTTGCGGTTTATGCTGTGCTGCCCAGTCAATCACTTGACGGATATTGGTACCACCGCGTCCTGTAAATTTGATTTGAGACACGGACTGATCCTGAGTGAGTTCGTGTACATCACGGATGCGTATGTCGAAATCAATCACGGTCAGCTTTTTGGGACGCAGGGACTGGTGGATATCGTTGATCTCAGACAGGAATGCCTGAAATTGCTGATCGGTGACAGAGCCAGATGTATCCACTGCAACGGCAATGGAATCCAATCCTTCTCCGTACAGCGTGGGTAGATAGACATCCGGCAGAAATCGACGGTTGACCCTTTTGAAGCTGTAATCCTCAGGTGCCATTGCGTGTAGATAGTTCTGCAGAATAGTGCGCCACGGCAGCTTCGGATTCAGCAGTTTCTGTAAGGCAATTTCGACTTCACCCGGAATGGTACCGGGCTTGTCTCCCTGCAGTTTGGATTGGGTCGCAGCCTTGACCAGGATTTGGGTAATTTCCTGCTCGGCCTGCTTCATGCCGTCCGATGTGCCATCACCGGCAGGCTCCATATCCACCTGAAAATCATCCGGTAGACCGTTCCCACTATCGTCGCCACTGGATTGATCTGACGCACCATCGGGGAATTCCTGCTCCAGAATGGTATACACCTGTTCTGAAGACATGCCTCTGAACCGCTTGTCCCACAGGCCATTGGGCGGTAGCTCAAAGCCACGATCCAGCAGCATCAGATTGATGACATGATCAGTGGCCATGTTCCAGATGCGGAAATCACGATTGCTGATCCGCAGCATGTGCTGGTAAGCCACATGACACACCTCATGTACCAGCAGACCTACCCGTTGGGGTTCTGTCAGTTTTTTGAACCATTCCGGGTTCACCTTCAGGAATTTTCCGTTGGTACAGGCCGTTGGAATGGCCTCGTCCCAGGAAAATTTGAGTGAAAACAGAATGGTCGAAAAGAACACAGAATCCGGTTTAGACATGACACCAACCTTTGCGCGGTTGATGATGCGGTCGAGTTCTTTCATGCGATGTCCTTGCAGTTGAGTAGTTGCTTAGCGAGATACCGCTTTCCGTATTCCGCTTGGTTATCCCAATCGGGTACTTCGCACAGATCCGCCATGTACTGGGTTTCTTTACGGATGGCTGCCGCTAACGCATCGTCATCCGTATGGTCGGCAACCAACGATTTGAGCGTGTCATAGTCCAGTTGCAGCTCGTCATCGTAATAGCTCCTTTCGATGGCAGAACCATCGGGCAGAAACCGTAGAGAGTACGTTCCAGATGAGATGACTTCTCCAGTTTCCCAGTAACTGTCGTAGGCAATGCCTGCCTGCCTCAGCTCATCGAGAAATAGGAGATAGCCATTACTGACTTCGTAGAACATGAACTCCGCGACCCCATCATCACGTACCCTGACGTCACCGGGTCTGAAGTACAGTTTCCGAGCAATACGTTCTGCTTCATTAGCGACGTCTTTAGGGACACAAAGGTAGGTTGTTACACGGTCGCTCATAGGTGCCTCCTCAGAACAATTCCTGTGCATTTTTAGCGATCCACTTGCGTACAGCCGGGTTCTGGCTCAGTGCAGGATCGCGACCAATCGCCGTGCGCAGGGTGATGATTTGGAATTCAACCGGCATCCGCTCCACGAACTGCATCAGCGGCTCGATGTTGTCTGCATTACAGGACGAGCCAATGGCGCCTGTGATGGCAAACTGAATGGAGGGTTCTTCCGGTACTTCGATACCGGTCGGGTTGCTGACGATCTGTTCGATGCTCGGCAGATCCTGGAAAATCTGACAGAACTCGAAGAACTCGTAAGCAGTCCCTTGTGAGATGGTGCCTGCCAGCAGCGGCAGTTTGCTGTGCGGGATAGCATCCCACTGCTTGATCAGACGTGACGTGAATTCCCATGTGCGGGCACAGGGGAACGTCTTGTCATTATGATCCGGGTTGAACTGGTGCAGGTGTTCCGGTCGCCACTGAATGTACGAAATGACACGATGATCAATGCCATTCTTGGCAGCCCATTTCAGCCAGGATTCGTGATCAGCTTCCAGCTGCAGGTGGACCAGTCGAGACTGCATCGCTGTGCTGATGCGGTTGACGATGGCGTTGTCGGTATCCAGGTTGCCAGCACAAACAATGGCTACTTTGTCATGCAGCTTGTGCTGACCAACCTGGCGATCCAGTACGAGCTTGTACCTTGGTGTTCAACGAGGGTCGTTAATCCTCGCCCGTGATGCTTGGATCAAAGCATCACTGCTGCATATTTCTATGCAGAGCAGACCATATCAACCTCTCCACCATAACGTGCTGAGAGGGTCACCGTTTCGACTCACTTGAGCCTACACCTTGCCAAAGGTTGGTCGTTGGGCATTTAAGGGAAGTTACGGATACGTTGAGTATCTCCTATTTCGTCAAGTAGATAATCTACATAACGCGCAGCTTCTTCTTCTGTATGGAAAGTTTTCCAACCATAACTGGATTTTCCGTTATGGCGAATAGATGCTGCCCATCGTTTGACGGCTTTAGGGTTTTTAACGTAGGTAACATTTCTGAATCTTGATTTGCCTTGTTTTGGAGCTAATCCAGTTGCTACAGCATGAATCTGATTGTGCGATGGATTAGATACCTCAAGGTTACTGACAGCGTTATTTAGTTTGTTTCCGTCAATATGATTCAGTTCTGTACCTTTTACGAAACCTGGAATAAAAGTCATTGCTACCAGTTGGTGTACTGTGTATGTCTTGGGGCTTTTAGTGCCTTGTGACAAAGCAATGATGGCGTATCCCTTATAATTGAGCTGCTGTTTGAGCAGCTTGCCTTTCATCAATCGAGTACCGCCTTTGCATTTCACTCTTCGTGTAATGCTACGAACTCTTCCTAAAGAAGAAATTTCGTATTTTTCGGAGTACCCAGGGATCGCTTTCCAGATTTCGCCCATAACTTCACCTATTTAGCAACGGGTTGTCTTCTGGCTTGTATTGTATTACAAGCTGGTCAGAGTTTCCCGTTTTAGGTGACTTTAGACATGGGATTTCTCCCATGAATGCCTATGGTGTTAAGCGGCGGCTTGCACTGCCATCGGGGCTGAGTTGAATTCATCGAGGAACAGCAGCCATCCTTGCTTGCCTTGCGGCACTTCATCCGTTGACAGCGGGAAGGTGCTCATCGGAGCATAGCTGGCTTTATCTGATGAGTTGTCGATGCGGGGGAACCCTAAAAGGTCAGTCGGGTCACACTGGCTCAAGCGCATGTCAATGACTTCCAGCCCGTATTCATTGGCCAGCTGATGGACGATGGATGACTTGCCGATGCCTGGTGAACCGGTCAGAAACGGAACCAGTTTGGCGCGCAGACAATCGGTGATCAGTTCGTAGGCAGCTTCGGAATTAACAGTGAGAGTGCTCATAAGGAATTCCTTTTATTAAACAGGAGGAGTGAATAGGGGATAGACTGAAAAAGGTTTACCAGTCGACAACGTAAAAAACGGCTCGACCTTCTTCAATCAGATTCATTAAATTCGGGATGATGTGCTTTTTAAGCACACGCTCTTGTTTGATGTAACCAGTACTGCTAGGCCAGTTATCTGCCTTTTTCTCTTTGGTTCGCGTGTCAACGAACCAGCCTTGCACCAGTCCCATAACTAAATCTCTTTCTGGTTTAACCAGTTAGGATTTTGTTTAATGCCGATTGGTTTTGGAGGAGATCGTTTGTCGATAGTTGTTTAACAAGACTATCTACTGTTTTTTCAGTTATATCCTCTATGGCTGCATTAAGTTTTCTTCTAAGAGTGTTTTCGAACTGTTTTTCAATTCCCTGCATTAAAGATTGGGCGATAGCTTTTTTAGGCAGTCTTTTAATGCCGGTAATGATCAGATTGTCTGCCCATTCTTTAAATGCTTGCTCTACCTTACTATTAATGTACTGCTGGGCAGCAGATGCCTTTTGATTATTTTGAAGTTCCCAACGCCCCCACCGGTTATCAAAACCCAGCAGACTCAATGCTGCGCTTTTAAGATCTTCGTTCAGTATTTCATGCACTCTTTCTTTTATGTCTTCATCAGAATGCCGATCCATCCATTCAGCAACAGCTTCTTGCTGAATTGAGAGAATATATGCTTTGAGTTCGTCAAATGTTTTAGGTACGGGCTTTGTATTGCGCATATTGAACCTTTTTAATCAACTCGTTAATCAGTGTGTTGTGGTAAATGGCCAGGGCACTATGGACTTGGTTACTCGGGACATCCAAAAGAATGTGCATATCAATATAGTGCTTGGCTTCCTCCAGACTATCTTTTGTCTGGAAGGTACTCAGTTTCTGTTCTTCCAGTGTTTCAATGAGTGATGTCATGTACTGTCTTTAGAAAAAAAAAACCTCCTACCTGACAAGCAGATAGGAGGGGTTGAAGGGGGAACTTAGGATATCGGCTGTATATAGCCAAAAATGTGAGAAACAGGCTATTTAGAATACCGTTACTGTAAATCAGGTAATCTATAGCCTGACACCCGGAGCGGGTGCCGGAGGCACCCTTTGTCCAAGGCGTTGCTTATGACAGGGCGTAATTGCTGTTGCGGATCTTGTGTGCGATGTCTCCGTATTTCTGCAGGCGGACAGGCTTATTGAACAGCTGAGTCAGAATGTAATCCAGCAGATCGCTTTCAGCCAGTTCTGCCAGCATCTCTTTGTACCAGTACCGGACATGATTCATGTAGTTCGGATGGCACTTGAAGCAGTCATGTACGCAGATGATCGGGAAGGGCTTGTAATCGAGCATGGTCAGCAGAATCTCTTTCAGCTTCTTGAGATAGCTGGGAGCACACTGATCCAGTCGATCAAACCAGTCTTCTGCATAGCGGACAGTTACGAAGGTTGTGTTGGGCTTACCGTTGTCTTCCTTCTCATTCAGCAGCTCGTCGATGCGAGCAAGGGCTTTGTGAACCTGTTCGGGATCGTAGTTGCAACGGCGGTTCATCTCGCGTACCAACATACCATCGATGCTGTGTACGACGTTCGCCGCATTCGAAAGACCATCACGCTGTTCTTCCCCTGTCTTGGCTTCATAGGCATTGGTGCTGATGTTCTCGTAGAAGCGGTGCGTAAAGCTGGCATGATCCAGTTCATCCACTTCAATGCGAATATCGACCGGATAGGTCACTTTGCACCGTGCATGGAAGCCATCAGGCATTGACCATTCATGCTGCAGGGCATCCCGATTCCAGGTGCTGAGAAGGATTTCCATCAGCTCACTGGCCCCAGGTGCCAGTTCCCACAGCATGGTATAGAACGCCTGAAGTTCATCAGTACCTTCACCGAACAGTTCAATGGGTTTTGCCTTTGACCCATAAAAATGGGTCATCATGGCAGCCTTGGTGTCTTTGCGTGAGACATCGACACTGTTGCCCAGCAGCTTTGCCATGTACTGGGTACCGTCAGTATACGCATCCGCACGCCGATCAGGATCGATCAGGCCGGTCAGATCGCAAGTCTTCTCGCAGTTCATCAGGGCACCCATGATCTGCATACCGGAGCTGCACGCATCGAATGCCACCATGTACCCACTGGCCTCGCCTCGATGCGCTGCGCGAATGGTGTTGACGGCTTTGATATACAGGATTGGCTCATCAGCCTCATCCATCAGGTCTTCCAGATGATCGAAGTGGTCTTTGACCCACTGGATACGGTCACTGAACAATTCCTTGTCCAGTCCGTAGTGGTTTGCGCAGTCGATCAGCAGGTATTCGTAACCAGTGAAGAGTTGCATGGTCATGCGTCCTTATCCTGTTGAATGAGTTTAAGTAACTGAGCCTCTTTGAGATGGGCTTCCAGTTGATTCAGATGTTCTTGAATGGCAGGTCGGCTAATCGGTGAAGTGGTTTTGTACAGGTATGTGAAGAAGTTAATTTCTTGCTGGATTGCCTCTATTTGATCCTCTAAAGGGACATCATCACCGATTAGCGAACAAAGATTCTTTGGGTGGTGTGTACCGCTAGACATGTCGTTTCTCTCTTGGTTTCATGGGTGGAAGGCCCAATACCAGACGTTGCATCGCACGCTGTTGCATTCGCTCTTCTAAAGAACAGAATTGGTGTGTCACGGGATCCCGTTCCATTTCATCTTGTCGAGCCAGTAATTCGTTATTGAATTCTTCTACCCAGAAGTCTTGGAAATGCGTCCATCACGTATGTGCACCAAAGCACCCATTTTTATACTGGTTCAGTATGTTCTGGATGTGGCGTGTTTCCATTGAATACAACGGATGCTCTGTCCTGTCTGCACTAATCCAATAGGGTTCATATGGGCTGGTAGTTGGATCATATGCGCGCATAGCTGCTCCTATGGCGTACCTGATCCAATCCATTAATCAGGCACACCTTGAATCACTTCCTTCTCATACAGATCCACAATGGCTTTGCGGAAACTGTTGCCTTGAGTATTGACGTGATATCCGCGTGCGTAGGTACGGCCACGCTTGTCTACGCCGTGCGTCAACCAGAACTGGTTGCCTTGCTTGACCAGATCGACGTAGACCTTGTAGGAATCACGAACCATCGTTTCCCACTTTTCCTGTCGATCCTTCAGCTCAACTTCCCAGCTCATACCGGGATTCCTGGCTTGCCACTTGGCACGCTTCTCCGGGGAGTCGAAGTCAACAGGCGGTTCGCTGTAACGCTTCAGCAGTTCAACATCCAGTGTCAGCGGCACCTGGTTAAACTTGTTCAGGCTATCGAGGCAGATGTCACCTTCATGGAAGTTGTCACTGCCCAGAATCAGTGATTCCTTCTTGGCCAGATAGCCTGAGTCGTAGTTGGAGCGGACTTGACGTGGCCGACAGATCATCGGCGGCAGGAATTTGACCTGCTCGATGAGACGTACCAAGTGCTCGGGCAGCTCGTAGTTACAGACGATCTGCAGCGAGTCGTACTTTTCCTGTTTGTAGATGGTGTACGCATCCAGTTCCTGCAGAACAGCCAGTATCTCCGCAGCTGTCTTGATGCCATCGGCCTTGTTACTGAAGCCGAGGCTAACTGCCACTTGCCCAACGACATTGGTAAACAACATCGGAGTCTGCACAGGCAGAACAGTGATCAGGATGTCTTTGACCAGTTCTGTAAAGCTCAGATCAGCCAACAGCTGAACACGTCGCTGCTTGGATGCGTAATACTTCGGCGCCTTATCCACGTATGCCTGCAGCAGATCAGTGCCCTGCTGGATCAGCTCATCCATACCCGGCGTCTCATCGATCTCTTTGCGGATCGCTTTACGCACGTTGGTTTTAGAGTAGACGCGTTCAACCGCTAACTGTGCGTCCACAGCGTTGATCATAGGTGCTTGCATGAGACAGTTCCTATAGCTTTGTGAGAGAGGCATTCTGGTGCGAGGAAGGGAAATGGAAGGGGTAAATCTAAAATCGCTTAGACAGCGATCTGAAGCCCTGAATCAATATCTCGATAATCATCCCATTCTGTCTTTTCGTACTCGATTTCGTCGAGTTCTATCGGTGCCCAGTAAAGATCATCGATCTGATCAAACAGGATCTGGTCGATTTCAAAAATCTCATCGTCGAATTCACAAAAAGGCATGACGTAATCCTCACTCTTTCACAAGATTCTGTAACTTGATAATGGAAAGCACGTCATTCAGTTCTTCTAAAAATTTCTTGTAATTGTCTTCGGAATGTACAGGGCATTCATGACACGGAACTCTAATACAATTAGATTCGTCACATAACGGTGAAAGGGAATTATCCGACGCGTTATAGAAGGCGCCTCTTAACAGATTTGGATCAGTCTGATTGAGTATTTCGATGAATCTTTCAAGGTGCATAAATAATTACTCCACGTATTGATTACAGACACCTTGTTTAACAAGTCCTGCATAATCAGGATGTATTCGGTCGAAGTAATTTTGACAGTAAACAGCTTCTGCCATGACTTCATCGGTATAAGTAATGGATGACACGAGGACATACAGTCCTACTGCAATCAGAAGAAGGAGTATGCGCATAGGAATACCTTTTGTAATGGGAGAAGACCGCACGGAGGTGCGGCTATGAACAAGAAGAGGTTATTTAGAATCAAGGCACAGAATGAATGACTATTCCTATGCCCTGATTCTGTGAAAGTGGAAGATATATAATCACTTAGAAGGTATTTCCGTAGTTAATCACTACGCCTTCTAATCCCTTCGCATCTGCTAGATCGATCATGTGCTTGGTGCCTTTACTGATTCCATCCCAGAACACCATCGCATGGGTTGCCTTGCTGGCCATTAGCTCATTGCGCTTATAGCCTGCACTTTTCCCGAAGCGATCCCAGTCAGCCGGATACCTTTCCAGCTTCAATCCGTATTCCTGTGCGAAGCGTTCACCTAACCGATCCGCTCCACGGGCTGTACCACTGATGATGGTGATGTTCTCAGTGCTGTCCGTAACCGATTCCAGATAAGCCTTCAGCTCTCTCTCCAGTAATGCATAATCACTGAAGTCTCTGGATCCGGCTACGATAATGCGGATCTCTTTTGCCTGGTTCATTGTCTCTGGCTCCTTTGGTATAGCTTCCACCTTGGTTTTAACTACGACAAACGAAATACGGAATTACGGTAGCCGCAGAAAGGGAACAAACACATCCAACCACAACACCACCCACACACGACCGAAGGTCATTCAACAACGAGACTATCTGTCCGATAAAAATAACTATCATTGGATTAAAAAAAAGAAATCCCCCAGTACCCGAAGGCACTGAGGGATTGATACTCAAGAACGAGTAGCGAAGGTGATCGGACCTTCCCGTTCCTGAACGATGTGCAGGTCGCACTCAAGGATCAGGTTATCGAGTGAACCGTGCTCGATAAGTGCCTGATGCACTTCCTTGCTCTTCAGGAGCGGAATACCACCCAGCTGGACAGACCGACCATTGTCCAGCTGGATTGATACATTCAGGAATGCTGCTGCTTTTTCGAAGCCACGAACGTTGTTGTTAGCAAATTCCTGAGTCAGATTTTCGTTACGCTTAGCCAGCATGATGCACCTCACTAGTTGAAAAAAACGAGAATGGGAATTATTCCCACCCCTCCGCGAAGCGGAAAATGTTTAGGAATTTTTCCTAGATACGCAGATTGAATCCGATGGTAGGCTGACGCCCGTGTGGTGTCGGGTCGTGCCGTGTGGTGTGATGTTGGCACTGACCTATCCAGAAAAAACAAAGGCTACCCGAAGGTAGCCTTACGTTATTCAATCGTACTGAATGTTGTATTCAATACGTTCTTCATCCAGTCGCTCAGTCAGTCGAGTCAGGCGCTGAAATGTACCTTCAGCATCAGCTCGACCACGTGCGACTTCTACCCAAGTACCACGAATAAATGCGTACAGATGGAACATGTCGAATCCTCCTCACGAATTAAATATTCCACCCATACGCGAAGCGTCATATCTGATTTCGTTAATGAGATAGTATATCGGGTGAGTATCGTCATCGTTTACCTAATGTCTTTACTCACTCACTTTCTGATTGATTAAGGTATTCAATACAGGTAAGTCATCGATCTGAACACAAGAAGATTCACTTACTGAGTCTCTACTCTTCTTCTCTTCCTAGGCTTAATAATCCGTACTATCTCGGCTGTGTTGTGTTGTGTTTGTGTAGAAAAAACTAAGGGAGCCTTTCGGCCCCCTATTGGTTACTCTGTTTTGTTCTCCAGTTTCTGAAGGACTTGACTATATTTTGCCTCCATCTCTGCTCGCATGATCTTTGCCTCAGCGACATGCTCTGACTCGAGCACTGCTGCCCTCGCATCCACGACATGACCGACTCGCTCATAGGCTGATGCGAAGTAAGTGCTGCCACGCAGGAATGCAGTCATAAATGCCCACAGTTGTTCGAGAACTTGAATCATGGTGATCACCTCATAAGGTTGGTTGATTAGATGAAGCTCGTCAGCTCCACTGCCCCGCGAAGCGGTATGGGGTAGGGTCAAGAGATGAAGTGATCGGTTAGCACACCGGGGGGGGGTATATCCGCGTTTTTGCTTCGCAGGGTAGTAGTAATGCACTCGTACCCAATTATTAATTTTCCCTAAACCCGACCTGAAAAATTATGCGAGATATTTTCCGTCAACCCTGAGCCTCCCATATTCGCCTACAACGCCCGTACTATCACTGTCCAATACCTTTCTTTGGTCAATACCCATCGTCGCTTACAGGCGATTTTAGAGGCTCTACGGACAGGGGAGGGTGTAGCGTCAGCGAAACCCGACCTGTCCGTACCAGATAAATAATTCATGTTTGGTTTCGGATTAATACTATATGACCCCTATAACCTAATGCAGTTAATGGGGTGTTGTATCTATGGCCGATTTAACGGTTGATGTATTTAAGACAGTATTGCCCGCTAATCTACGGCGCAATGTTGATCAGGATATGGTGGATCGGATTAACAAAACCATTACCGATCCTGAAGTACGAGAAGCCTTTCGTGAAAACCTGTTGAGCTACACGTCGGTTTTATCTCAGGGAAAGTTTAAGCTCCAAAACTATATCGATGCTGTGAAGTACGTGTCCTACAAATTAATGGGTGACAGTAATATCACGGCCTATTCAAAAGCCTTCCCTGACAAAATCCAGCGATTTACCCAGCAGGGTGTCAGTTCAAAAGATATTGCCAGCTATGTCACGGCATATAACAAATCCAAGCTGGTGAATCTCATCATGGAACAGACACTGGTTCCTACGTGGGTACTCAACCAGGACTTATATCAGAAAGCCCTAAATGTGCAGGCAGAACTGATGATGAGTGCCAATAGCGAGAAGGTGCGTTGTGATGCAGCCAACAGCCTGATCAACGCTCTGAAGCGCCCGGAGACACACAAGGTCGAGCTGGATTTAGGGGTGAAGGAAGACAGCGTTATTGAGTCTCTGCGGGCCTCTACGATGGCATTGGTGAACCAGCAAAAAGAGATGCTGAAAGCTGGGTTCATGAACGCCCAGGAAGTGGCACACAGTCGGATCATTGAAGGGGAGGCGACGCATGTCTCAGACCCTGAATGAAGCCTTACGTGAAGCCAATCAAGTCTGGGGTGTTGATGATTATCTGAATGCGACGGATTACAGCATCCACCCGGAGTATGTCCCCAGTGACTTTGCACTGGAGTTTGTGAACTTCATTAAGCTGGTGAATGGTGAAGACGGGGAAGAGAACAAGACGCCCCTCGTTCACTACTACATGCTGGATACGCTCACGAATAATGGGCGACGGATCCTGAACATGTGCCATCGCGGTATAGCCAAGACGACCGTGATGGGGGAATACCTGTTTTTGTACATTGCTACCTACGGAACACTGCCGGGTTTCGGTAAGGTCACATTGGCTCTGTATGTCTCTGACTCCATCGAGAACGGTGTCAAGAACATGCGCAAGAACCTGGAGCACCGATGGGAGAATTCTGATTTCCTCAAACGATTTGTGCCGACGATCCGTTTTACGGATATCCGCTGGGAGTTCGTCAATGCGGATGGACACAAGTTTATCGTCAAGGGGTATGGCGCCAAGGCACTATCCCTGGACAGCGAGCTTCATACACTGGAAGGGCGCATTACGATTGGTGAATGCAAGGTGGGTGATCGCATTTTTGGTGCAGATGGTAAGCTGACAGTGATTACGGCGAAAAGTGAAGTTTTTCACAAACCCATGTATGAGCTGGAGCTTGAAGATGGTCGCACCCTGAAAGTGTCCGAAGATCATTACAATCCTGTTGTGGTTAATACATCTCCCAATGGTATTGCTCGTTGGGAAGAAAAAGTATTAACCACCGCTGAATTGCTAGAACAGCCACTGACTCACACCAAGAAAGGAAACAAGAATCACCGAGGCACCGGTACCAAGCATCTGGTTCAGGTCAAGAACATTGAACCACTGGAATACCCGCACAAGGAATTTCCTGTAGATCCATACACGCTTGGTGTTGTGCTGGGTGACGGATGCATACGGAAAGAGTGTGGATCAGTGGAGCTGACTGTTCATGCAGATGAGTTATCCCATTACCACCAGAACATTCCTTATGAATTTGGTGCACTCTATTGCGATAAGCGATCCAGTGCAGTCACTCAGTCAATTCGTGGATTGGGCCGTGCATTGAAGAAAATGGGGCTTAATGTGCGGGGAGAAATGAAATTTATTCCTGCTGAGTACTTCTACGGCTCCATACAGCAACGACTCGACATGTTGCAGGGATTGCTGGATACAGACGGAACTATTAGTAAAACAGGGCGTATCAGCTTCACCAGTTCCTCGTACCAGCTTTGTGAAGATGTAGCCTGTTTGGTGCGTTCTCTTGGTGCTAGTGCCAGTAAGATACGTAAGCAAAAATCTTCCGAAGCCTACCGTGTCGAGATATGGATGAAACTCAACCCATTCCGGCTGTCCCGTAAGGCTGAACGCTTTGTGCCCAAAGAAAAACGAATGAATGTGGTTGCTGTGCGGCGTATTCCAGATGAGCCAAGCCAGTGTATTGCGGTAGACAACGAGGAGCGGCAATTCGTTGCAAATTGTTATTTCCGTACTCACAACACGGGTGTGCGTGGTGCCAAGGAGATGGGGCAGCGTCCTCAGCTGGCGGTACTTGATGACTTGATTTCAGACGAAGACGCTCGCTCAGCCACGGTGATTTCTGCAGTAGAGGACACGGTGTACAAGGCTGTGACCTACGCATTGCACCCTGCCAAGAATCTCATCATCTGGTCAGGGACACCGTTCAATGCGAAGGATCCGCTGTACAAAGCTGTTGAATCCGGTGCATGGGCCGTCAACGTGTTCCCGGTGTGTGAGAAGTTTCCGTGTAGTCGAGAGGAGTTCCGGGGTTCATGGCCGGATCGCTTTACCTATGACTATGTGAAGGAGCAGTACGAGTCGGCATTAAAGCTGGGCAAGGTCGATACCTTCAACCAGGAATTGATGCTGCGCATCATGTCGGAAGAAGATCGTTTGATCGAGGACGGGGACATAGGTTGGTACAAGCGTGCGCTGGTACTGAGTAACCGTCACCGGTTCAACTTCTACATCACGACCGACTTTGCAACATCTCAGAAAACCAGCGCGGACTTCTCGGTGATTTCAGTCTGGGCCTACAACAACAACGGCGACTGGTTGTGGGTAGACGGCGTATGCCGTCGGCAGCTCATGGATAAGAACATCGATGATCTGTTCCGGCTGGCTCAGGAGTATCGACCGCAACAGGTGGGTATCGAAGTCACCGGACAGCAGGGCGGCTTTGTTCAGTGGATTCAGGAACAGATGCTGGTACGCAACATCTTCTTCCCGCTGGCTTCAGAAGGGAATACCGGTAAACCAGGTATCCGACCGAACACCAACAAGTTAGTGCGCTTTAACACGATGGTGCCTCTGTTCAAAGCCCATAAGATATTCTTCCCGATTGAGAAGCGAGACTCACCTGAAATTCAGGAAGCGCTGGAAGAGTTAACGCTGGCATCGAAAAGTGGATTCAAGAGTAAGCACGATGACTTCATTGATACCATTTCAATGCTGAGCAGTTTAACCCCGTGGAAGCCAACCGAAACGGGTGATTTAGTGGCGGCTAAAGGACAGGATTATTGGGAGCTGGACATAGAACCGGAGGATAATAGCACAGCCCTCGATTCCTATATTGTTTGATACCCTGTAGCTATTATGGCCCCAGTTATAACTCGACATTACTGGGGCTATAATGCTTCTATCTAATTTCTTCGAGCAATTAACCTACGGTGAATTAGCACAACTGGCATTAGGTGGGCGGGATATTACAGCAATTGCTGCAGAAGACTACCCTGCCATTGTGTCGCATATTAATCTGGGATTAACAGACCTGTATAAGCGGTTTCCACTGAAAACCAACGAAGTCATTATACAGCTGTACGATCACATCCAGACGTATTACCTGATGTCAAAATATGCGGCGACTAATGCCGATTCATCAGAACCCATTAAATACATCATGGACTCAGTGTATCAGCCGTTTACGGATAATGTGCTGCGCATTGAGCAGGTATTTAATGAGATGGGAGAGGAGCGGACACTGAATGACGAAAACGATCCTCTTACTGTACTGACCCCTCAGTTTAATGCTGTCACGATCCCCTATAACGAATCTTCCAACGCAATTGCTGTGGTGTATCGCGCTGCACATGACCGCATCGTCGTAACCGATACCTTTGACCCTGCAACCGTTGAACTCACTTTACCGCATTATTTGGTTGAAGCCTTGATGCTGTACGTGACAGCGCGGGTGCTGTCTTCTACAGGTGGCGGACAAAACCTGAACGAAGCGAGCGCATTCATGGCGCGGTATGAGCTGGCTTGTCGTCAGGTATCAGACCTGAACCTGCTGAATACCGAGAACACAAGCAATCACCGATTGGAGCATAACGGATGGGTATGATCACTTCACATCGGGCAACCACGGGCCTGGTGGAGCGGTATATCGGAACCGCCTATGACAACGTGGAGAAAGTGGCGCGCGAGATTGAAAGCGTCAAGGAAGTCGCAGACCTGATCGCTGGTGATGTTGACTTCCATTTGCTGGCTCAGGTGCTTCAGAACCTGGGCGACTCTGTAGCCGATCTGGCTGCCTTGGCTCAAGCCGACCTGATTCAGATTTCAAACGATCTGGCTAAAGGCAACTACCTGGGCAATCGTAAGATCGACATTGATCTGGCGTTGAACAACGCATCCGATGCAACGGAAGTGACCTATCAAGGCGCGACCATTACGACCAATGAAGGTGTAGTGGTTCAGATCGATTTCACTACCACCGATTCTGCTGGCAACACGGTTGTTCAGGAGCTGGCATCTTACACTGCGATCTACAACGCCATCGTTGATGGGATCGAGAAGTACAACGCCAACGAGCCGAATCCACAGCTGCACATCGTTGATACCGAGATCGATATCATTAACAGTACGCTGCCGGATCTGCCGACCATGATCCGGATCCGTGATACGGACGGCGGCGCCTCTTCGATTGACCGTATCCAGTTGCAGGTGTACTCCGGTAATGCCATTGAGCAAAACCCGGCGTACTACTGGGCACGTACTACATCCGCGCTGCAGACACTGGCAAACCGCATCGGGGACGTCATTGCACTGGGTAATGACATCGATGCCATCATTGCCATTGCGACTCAGCGAGATGAAGTAGAGTACTTGTATAACAAGCGCTTTGAGCTGTTCGAGAATGCCAACAGTCTGTCAAACCAGATCAGTAAACTGATTACTCTTCACGATAACATCGCGACGCTGCTGGCCGTCGAAAACAAGCTGGCGAGTGTGGATCTGGTGGCATCCAACATGGACGCCATCGACGCTGTGGTTGCCAATATGGCGGAGATTCAGGCGGCTGACGACAACGCAGCAACCGCGACCTATAACGCTAACCAAGCGTTGAATTTCCGCAATGAAGCAGAAACCTTCAGTCAGGCAGCGGATCAGGCAAGCCAGACAGCGGCAGGTCACAGTACTGCTGCTGCTGCATCGGCACAAACCGCTGCAGACAAGCTGAACCAGATCCGTTCAATCACAGTTGGTTCCACCATTACTGGCGCACCCGGCAGTAATGCCAGCGTCATCTATAACTCACAGGACAACAAATTCACGTTTGTTGTGCCGCAAGGGGTTAAAGGTGATAAGGGTGATGCGTTCACCGTCAACGCTGCCGGCACACTGGCTGAGCGGGCACTGTACGACGATCAGGTAAAGGGTTTCAGCTTCCTGGATCTGACGAACAGCCTCATCTACTTCAAGCAGTCAGCCACATCCGGTGATTGGTCTACCGGTGCATCGTTCGGTAAGGGTGACAAAGGGGATCAGGGTGAAAAAGGGGTCGGTATTGCATCGACGACGTTTACCAGTACGACAGATGCCAGTGGTCAGCCTGCGCAACCTGGTGCAACGGACACTTACACCATTACCTATTCAGATGGTTCAACCGATACCTTTACGGTTCGAAACGGTAATGAGATCCAGATCAGCGATTTGGTAAACGATAGTGATATTACCGTTGATAAGACCTGGAGCAGTAATAAAATCAACACGGCGATTAACTCGGTGGCCACAAATGCGGCATCCAGTTATGCCAGGTTGTTGAATAAGACGGTTGCCAGTGCATCCAAAACATTGGCACCGCAGGAAGCCTGTTTTTTCACAGGTGGTACAACAGCAACACTTCCAGCAAATCCAGCGGTGAATACGGAAGTCGAGATTACAGTCGGCAACCTTTCAACGCTGGTTGTTGCTCGTAACGGTCAACTGATTATGGGGCTTGCTGAAGATATGACGCTGGATATCCCGTACTTCTCACTGCGTTTACGGTATGTCAATGCGTCACTGGGTTGGAGAATTGTATCATGAGTAACTTAACTGACTTTCTGCCGATCAAGGAAGATACGGCAGCAGATGTCTTAACCAAACTAAAAACCGTTGACGGTAGTGGTTCTGGTTTAGATGCCGATACGTTGGACGGTCAACACGCCAGCGCATTTGCCTTAGCCAGTGCATCCAATATCAGTGATTCCACGTTACTGAGTAAGATTAAAAACGTGGATGGTAGTGGTAGTGGATTGGATGCGGATACCCTGGATGGTAAGCAGCTGAGCACTATTGAAGCGGAATATCAAACGGCAATTGATAATGCTGTGTCTGCGTTAGTGAGTGCTGCTCCGGGTGCATTGGATACGCTGAATGAGCTGGCAGCTGCGTTAGGGGATGATCCCAACTTTGCTACGACTGTAACCAATTCATTAGCGACCAAGCTGAACGCCTCTGCTTATACTGCTGCGGATGTTAAAGCCAAGCTACTGACAGTGGATGGATCAGGTAGTGGGATCGATGCGGATATGCTGGATGGCCTGCACCAAAGCTCCTTTGCTCGGGCTTCACACACTCACTCTACCAGTGACATCAGTGGGTACTCTCCAGGTGTCTCTTTGAGCAGCCTTAAGACTGTGAGCTACAAGGCTAAGGAATATGACTGGGTTCTACTTAGTACTGCTCTCACGAGGGTTCCCAACAACGGACTCGTCTGCAGAGCGTACTTTTCAGGAGCTTCCCTCAGCAGAACATGCACCATCTACTACAGGACTTATAGCTAATGCACGTAATGCTTAACCCTGATGACAACTCTATCTGCCTTGCCTCAGATACAGAGATTGAAGGGGTCGATAAAGAAGAAGGCAAGCCCATCGTTGAAATCGAAGGAAGCGTCTCTGAGGTATTCCCCAATGGTGCTTACGATTGGGCCATCTACTGCGTGGACCCTGAAGACAACTCCCTGATTACCAGTGATGTGTACCGGGAGAAATACCCTCCGGTCCCCACTGATGCCTCTGTCCGCACTGAACGCGACCGCCTGATTGCTCAAGCCGACATCCTCGTGTTCAAGGCCGAGGACCGGGGAGTCGATACGGCTATCTACCGGGCTTACCGCGAAGCACTGCGCAGTATCACTGAGCAGGAAGGCTTCCCGCATAACGTCGTTTGGCCGGAGCAACCGCCTGAACCAGTTTAAATCGAGAAGCCAATCCATCTTAAAACGGGACGTATGTCCCGTTTTTTCTATCTACAAAAAGAGTATGAGATACTTTGAAAAAGTATCCGTTAATAAGGTGCACGAATGGAAGAGTTCGATTTATCAATTGTGAAAGGTGCGAGTTTCAGTAAAACCTTTCAGTACGCAACTAAAGTAGAAGGCATAGTTACTCCAATCGATCTGTCCAACTACTCTGTCGGAATGCAGATCCGACACACTCCTGCGAATCCCACTGTTTTGTTTGATGCTGTTGCAAGTAATTGCGTCTTCATCAGTGAGCCTTCTCAGGGGAAAGTTCGATTAGACATTCCCAGTGAATTGACTGAACAGATGAATTTTAAAAAAGGCGTATACGACATCGTGTTGATTTCCCCTGAAGGGGATAAATCCATTTTAGCCAAAGGCGATGTGTTCGTGTCCTATCTGGTTTCACGGGGGTGATGAATGGATGAACCGACAATTGTCATCGTTGAGGAAGATAACCCGCAGCTGTCTGTGACAGCGGATTGCTCTCCTGAGATTGTAGAAGTTGCTCAGGGTGTGGCCGGTAAATCTGCATACGCACTGGCCGTAGCTGAAGGCTATACCGGCACTTTGGAGGAATGGCTGCAAGACCTGAAAGGAGAAAAGGGCGATAAGGGTGATACCGGTGCCCGTGGTGTAGGGCTTGAGTACCTGTGGAGTGGTACCCGTCTAGGCGTTAAACGTGAAGACTGGGACACCTATTCCTTTGTTGACCTGAAAGGCGCCAAAGGTGATAAGGGCGATACCGGAGATCAGGGTATTCAGGGTGAACAAGGTGTTCCTGGATTCTCTGTTGAATATGTCTGGGACGGCACACGCTTAGGTATCAAGCGAGAAGACGAGCCTACTTTCACCTATTCCGATTTGAAGGGTGAGAAGGGTGACACAGGCGCTACCGGTGCCACTGGCCCACAAGGCGAACGGGGTGCTTCATTTCAGTACATGTGGGCAGGGACACTGCTGGGTATCAAACACAGCGACGAACCCACCTACACCTATGTGGACTTGAAAGGGGAAAAGGGTGATCAAGGTATCCAAGGTGTCAAGGGAGACACGGGTGATACAGGCCCGCAAGGGGAACGTGGAGCTTCATTCGAGTACACCTGGTCAGGTACTCAACTGGGTGTTAAGCATAGCGATGAGGCCACCTTTACCTACGTAGACCTTAAAGGAGAGAAAGGCGACCAAGGTATTCAGGGTATCAAAGGCGACAAGGGGGATACCGGCGATGTTGGCCCACAAGGGGAGCGAGGCGCGTCTTTTGAATACGTCTGGAATGGTACCCAACTGGGGGTAAAACACAGCGACGAAGCTACCTATACATATGTTGACCTGAAGGGTGACAAAGGTGATCAGGGGATTCAGGGCGAGAAAGGAGATACCGGTGCTGGTTTGGAATTTCAATGGTCAGGTACCCAACTGGGTATCCGGGTACAGGGTGATATCGAGTACAGCTATCAGGATCTTCAAGGCAGCACTGACTACAACCAGCTGATCAACGTCCCAACGGAATTCACACCCAGCGCCCATGCACATACCTTAGCTGACATTTCGAATGCAGGTACCGCCGCTGCTGCGAATGTTGAAGACTTCGCAACAGCTGCCCAGGGCACAAAAGCTGATACTGCCGTGCAGCCTGATGATGCACGTCTGACTGATTCTCGTGAATGGACAGCAGCAACAGTTACACAGGCTGAAGCGGAAGCAGGTACTGCAACGACTCGACGTGCCTGGACAGCTCAAAGAGTCCGTCAGGCAATCGATGCAGTCATTGGCGCAATTGGTAATGCTACCCAGACTGTAGCAGGTTGGATGAGTCCTGCAGATAAAACCAAGCTGGATGGTATCCAGACAGGCGCCACCGCAAACGCAACCGACGCTGAGCTGCGGGATCGTAGTACGCACACCGGTACACAGGCGATTGCTACCGTGTCTGGATTACAGGCTGCGCTGGACAGTAAGTCGGATACTGCGCATACCCACGATGATCGGTACTTCACTGAAGCTGAAGCTGATGCGCGATTCTTAGGGATCAGTGCAAAAGCAGTAGATTCTGACAAGCTGGATGGGTACGACGCATCAGACTTCCAAATTATTGAACGTACAACGCAACAGGTAAATTTACCTGTAGGGTGGTACACCATTGCAGTGAATGTAGGTAATCGTGCTATTGCTCGGTTTGGTCTGAAGGATATTAATAGTAGCGATCACCAAAGCTGTGTATTTTACGCATCCCACCATTTCGGCACGTACAGTGAGCTAACAGTACTTCATAGTGGTCGATATTATGGATCGCCGTTTAAGTACATTCGAATTAAAGAAGGTGGTACATACGACGGTGCGCTATTACAAGTGTACCTGGATGACTCTACTAACCTAGTACAGGCGTTCATCTTAGGGGATAATTTCCAAGACTCTGGTTGGATTGTTAAAGACTTTGTTCCGGACGGAACTAATCCCGGCAGTGTGAGTAATTTCGCTGCATTAACAAACGAGGCAGCGAAGATAGACTTAGACAGCATCTTGGACGGTGGTATAGCAACCACTGGAGAACTGTACGCCGGGGGAAATACATCACAGTATAAAGTCTGGCACGCCGGTAACTTCACCCCGTTCACTAAAACCACTTCAGCTGGATCAAAAACACTTTCAGCATTTGAAAGCTGTTACTTCTCTTCTACAGGTACAGCCACTTTACCGGCTTCAGTATCGGTAGGTGATGAAGTTGAAATTACTGTTGGTAATTTCTCTAGTCTGGTGGTTGCAAGGAACGGTAATAACATTATGGGTCTGGCAGAAAACATGACCATTGACGCACCCTATTCATCTGTAAAACTTCGCTATGTTGGTGCAACAAATGGATGGGTAATTACCTGATTAAGTAGGTAATTGTGTGGAGATTGTTTTTTCTATACTGCCTCGAAACAGCAGATTTTGGAGCGGTATGTGCTGGACAATTTCAAAGATATTCCACCTTCAATAGCTGGAATGGTTATGGCAGTATTCATTGCAGCAATTCGAGTTATTTATGATCAAGAAGAGACTTCATTGACACGTATTATTCTGGAGTCTCTTCTTTGTGGCGCACTGGCTTTAACAGCTGGTTCAGCCATTGACGCACTCGGGTACGATAAAAACTGGACACTGTTTGCTGGTGGCGTCATTGGTTTTATGGGCTCACAAAGTATTCGTGCGTTTGCAAAAGTCTATCTAACAAAGAGGATTAATAATGGCGGAAAGTAATATCGTAACGGATTGGGTAGTATTCGAACCTTACTTTTCTAAAGAAGAGTTCGACTGCTCATTCACAGGCGAAAACCAAATGCTAGAAGAGTTCATGACTCGCCTGTTTGAACTGCGTGTCAGCTTAGGTTTTCCCTTTGTTATTACGTCAGGATATCGATCTCCTACCCATCCTGTCGAAGCACGTAAAGCCTCACCGGGAACACACGCGCAGGGCATTGCCTGCGACATCCAGATTACCAATGGATACGATGCAGGACGCCTCATCCAGGAAGCGCTGAAAATGGGCTTCAAAGGCATTGGGGTAGCACAGGATGCTGATCGTCCTCGGGATGCTCGATTCATCCATCTGGATTTACGTGACAGTCCTTTTCCCATTGTCTGGAGTTACTGAGGAGCGCCTATGGATCTGAATCCACTTTCCGCTATTTTGAGTATCGGTGAGGCCGCTATTCAGCGTATCTGGCCTGATCCCGTTAAGCAGGCAGAAGAACAGCGCAAGCTGGCTCAGCTCGCTCAGGAGGGCGATCTGGCTCGATTACAAGCGCATGTGCAGTTGTTGGTAGGGCAGCTGGAAATCAACAAACAAGAGGCACAACACAAGAGCCTGTTTGTGGCTGGTTGGCGTCCCTGGATTGGGTGGGTCGGCGGTATCGCATTAGCCTACCAGTTCGTCCTGTATCCGCTGTTGTTGTGGGTCTGGGCAATTCTGGCACCGGTAGGTATGGAAGCACCGGCTGCATTGGATACCAGCGCCCTGTGGCCCTTGCTGACGGGTATGCTGGGTATCGGGGGACTGCGGTCGTTCGATAAAATGAAGGGTACCCAAACGGATCGATTAAAGCCCTCGTGAGAGGGCTTTATGCACTTTTCCTGATCCACATCTGTAACGCATCTTCCGATACCAGTCCTGCCCGAACCAGCTCATTGACACTGTTACAGGTGTCATCCAGTTCCCAGTGATCCTTGTTCCATAACGCCAACTGGGTTTCCCCGTTGATATGTACTACAACGTAGCACTGCTGATCGGTCGGAAAGTGGAAGATGTTGCCTTTGTCCATAGCCAGATTCCTTGCTGTTTAAAAGTGGATACGACAGATATAGACAAAGGCAGATCGGGAATCAAAGAAAAAATCAAAAATTATTGAAATTTGACGGATTTGTTAATCCAGATTTGGTTCGCGGAAATTGACCGATTTAAGGAGCTTACCTTTCGGGTAGTGCTTACCGTCCTTACCGTACTGATCCTGTGCAGATACCACAGCAATAAGTCCTTCCGGTAAATGGCGATACGAACAGAGTACGCCCAGTTCTTCATACTTCGCACCGGTTTGTAATGCCTCTTCCATTGAATGGCAGAACTTGCTCAAATTCGATTGCTGGATCTCTTCCATATCTGCATCGACGTCGATACCGGCGCGATACCCCATACCATACGCTGTAACCAGAAGATCGCCAGTTGCATCTCGAAGCAGTCGAATATCCCGTTTCTGTACAGCTTCTTCCAGCTCTTCAAATTCCTGACGAATGATGCCCAGCTGAGCTGCCAGATCATCCCAGTTGGGTTCATTCAGTGGATGACGGACATTACCAATCAGGCGGTTCAACTTACTGACTTTTTCAAAGTTGGTTTCCATTCGTACTCCTTAATACATCAAGCCAGGTGTTGCTGCAGTTCAGTCATGCCACCAATGTGTTCTTCATCGACCCAAATCTGAGGAACGGTGCTTAGTCCTTTTTCTCGCATCTGTTCAACAAACGCTGCGTTCGTTTCTTCCCGTGCATCCAGGTATACGAAAGACTTGCCTTTAGTGGCTAAAAGCAGAATCGCTTGTTTGCAGTACGAACACTGACTATGACCAATTACACGATACATTGACTTACCTCTGTGTGGATTAATAAGGCGATCAGTTTACACAAAATTCATTTTTAGACTGAGTTTTGAAAGAAAAACTGGTTTTAAGTTGTTTAATTTGTTGTTTGGAAATCTTTGTTTATACACTCCGCTCATCTTTGAATACTCAGCTTCGTTATGAAGCAGTAAAGAGCGGGAGTATTGTGCTTGAATACTGAGTCAGAAAATCCAATTACTGAGTTTGCTGAGTTATCAGCGCGTCCTCTTGTAGATTGGAATAACGCTCCGTCTATTCGGGATCTTAAACTGGATTTCGAAGGGGCTAAGATCGAGCATGATAAACATGTACTGGCAGTTAATCAGTGGCTGGATAATCTCCATGTCCGTGGATCTGCTCGCGTAAATGTCGGCAAAGGCCGTTCCCGCATTGTTCCTCGACTGATCCGTAAACAAGCAGAATGGCGTTACGCTTCTTTATCTGAGCCGTTCTTGAGTACACGGGATCTGTTTAATGTGTACCCGGTGACGTTTGAGGATAAAGCCCGTGCTTATCAGAACCAGCTGGTTTTGAATAATCAGTTCAATACCAAACTGAATAAGGTCAAATTCATCAATGACTATATTCAGACAGCGGTTAATGAAGGCACGGTGATCGTGCGTGTGGGCTGGGACTATGAAGAGGAAACGGTAGAAGTTGAACGTCCTGTTGTTTCCTTTGTCCCGGCTCGCACGCAGGACGATCTGGCTATGCTGCAGCGTGCTATCAATCAGGAACCGGATCTGGAACCGGAATGGTATGAAGCAGCTGAACTGAGTCAGCAACACGCAAAGCCACTGGTTCCAGAAATTATCGGTACTGAAACCATTGAGGAAGTGCGTGTCATCCGCAATCAGCCGACGGCTGAAGTGTGCGACTACCGCAACGTCATCATCGATCCAACCTGCAATGGGGATATCGACAAAGCACGCTTTGTCATCTTCAGCTTTGAGACGTCCTTAGCGGATCTGGAGAAAGCCGGTAAGTACCAGAACCTGCACCTGATCAATGCGGAGAACGTCAATCCGCTGAACGATCCGGATCATGCTGCTGCGTCTGAAGACAATCAAGGATTCACCTTCAACGACAAGGCACGCAGGAAACTGGTGGCCTATGAGTATTGGGGCTACTGGGACATCGAGGGTAATGGAACCCTACAGCCGATTGTGGCCACCTGGGTCGGTGATGTCCTGATCCACATGGATCATAACCCGTTCCCCGGTCAGTTCCTGCCGTTTGTGGTGGTGCCCTATCTGCCGGTCAGCCGCTCGATCTACGGTGAGCCTGATGGCGCACTGTTGGAGGATAACCAGCGCATCATCGGTGCGGTGACACGCGGCATGATCGACATCATGGGTCGTTCTGCTAACGGCCAGACCGGTATCCGTAAAGATGCACTGGATCTGACCAACAAGCGGAAATTCCTTCGAGGCGAAGACTACGAGTTCAACGCCAATATTCCGGATCCGCGTAATGCAATCTATATGCACACCTACCCGGAAATTCCGGCATCTGCACAGATCATGCTGCAGCTTCAGAATGCTGAAGCGGAATCCCTGACCGGGGTTAAAGCATTCCATTCTGGTATATCCGGGCAGGCATTAGGCGATACCGCAACCGGTATCCGTGGTGCGTTAGACGCTGCATCCAAGCGTGAGCTGCATATTCTGCGTCGTCTGGCGGACGGCATTATTCAGATCGGTCGCAAGTTTATTGCGATGAATGCTGAGTTTCTGTCTGAAGAGGAAGTCGTCCGAATTACCAACGAAGAGTTTGTCACCGTTAATCGTGATGACTTAGCCGGTAATTTTGATCTGGAACTGACGATTTCCACTGCAGAAGAGGATAACCAGAAAGCCCAGGAACTGGCCTTTATGCTGCAAACGATGGGCAACAATATGGATCCGTCCATGAGTCGGATGATTCTGGCGGATATTGCCCGTCTTCGCAAAATGCCTGAACTGGCTAAGCGCATTGAGTCGTTTGAACCGCAGCCAGATCCGATGCTGGAAATGCAGCGTCAGTTGGAAATTCAAAAACTGCAGACTGAAATTGCCGAGATTCAGGCACGAATTCGGAACCTGGGTACTGATTCCATGCTGGATCAAGCCAAGGTGGAAACTGAACGGGCCAAGGCAGAAAACCTGCAGAGCGACACTGATCTCAAGAATTTGGATTTTGTGGAACAGGAGTCCGGCGTTAAGCAGGAACGTGATCTGCAAAAACTGAATGAGCAAAGCCGTGCTCAGGCAAAAACCAAACTGATTGAGTATGGCTTACGCGCTCAAGAGCAATCATCCAATAAACCGTCCTGATGGACATTAACTTATCTCGCCCCGAAAGGGGGAGGACAATTAAGGAAATAGCTATGGAAAACCACGATCTGGAAACCATCGAACTGAGCATTGAACACGCTAAGAAAGCTATTGCACTGAAAACATCAGTTGAGCGCCTGACCCGCAACCGTGACTTCAAAGCAGTATTCACTGAAGGTTACTTCGAAAAAGAAGCTCAGCGACTGGTTTTCCTGAAAGCAGACCCGTCCATGCAGGATGAAGCTGACCAGAAAGAAATCATCAAGCAGATCGACGCAATCGGCGTGCTGCGTCAGTACCTGAGCACACAGATGCACCTGGGTCGTATGGCAGAAAAAGCGCTGGAAGAAGATGAGCGCACTCGTGAAGAGCTGCTGGCCGAAGAAGGAGCTGCTGAATGAGTCGGAGCGACCTGAACAATGTTCTGGAGCTGTCCGACGAAGAAGTGATGCAAATGGAGCTTCCGTTTGCATCCGAAGAGCCGGACGTTGAAGGCTCCGCAGTATCTGCCGAGAACGACCCGGATACCCTCGATGACGAAGAGAACGATCCGTCAGAAGAGGAGGATGTCGCTGATGATGACACTGTTCTGGATGATGCAGGTGGTGACAGTGATACGGATGACGATAATGGAGAGTCCGCAGATTCAGCTGATGAAGCTGAGACTACTGACGCAGATGTAACCGACGAGGAGGAGGAAGAGGACGCTACAGAAACTGAAGCGACTTCTGCCGTCGATTACAAAGCTGAGTACGAACGCATCCTGGCTCCGTTCAAAGCCAACGGTAAAGAGATCAAAGTCGATTCTGTCGATGAAGCCATCCAGCTGATGCAAATGGGCGCGAACTACAACAAGAAAATGGCCGCGCTTAAACCAAGCCTGAAAATCCTTAAAGCGCTGGAAAGTAACGATCTGCTGGACGAAGACAAGATTAATTTCCTGATTGATCTGGGAAAGAAAAACCCGGACGCAATCAGCAAACTGATTCGTGACAGCGGTATTGATCCGCTGGACGTAGATGTAGATGGCGAAGCTGACTATAAGCCCAACACTTACACTGCGAATGATAAAGAGATTGAACTGGATGCGGTGCTCGAAGAAATTCAGGACACTCCCGCATACAGCCAAACCATCGACATCATTAGCAATAAGTGGGATGACGCCAGCCGTCAGGTATTGGTAAATAACCCGCATATCATCCGTTTGATCAATGCACAGGTCGAATCTGGACTGTTCGAGCAAATCAATCAGGTAATGGAAAAGCGGCGTGTACTCGGTCAGCTCGGAAATATGTCCGACATCGAGGCATACAAAATGATTGGTGATGAACTGTTCCTGGCTCAGGCAAATAATCCTGCACAGGCACCGGTTGAAAAGCCAATTATTAAAAAGCCCGCCGAGAAGAAACCGGATCCTGAAGTCGCCAAACGCAAAAAAGCAGCTGCTGCTACCAAAGGTAAACCGGCAGCTAAGCCCAGTGCCGATTTTAACCCTCTCTCCATGTCCGATGAGGAGTTCGAAAAGGTACTGAGTAAGCAGTATTTTTGATAACAGGCGGAGTGTCCTATGAGCCGAACTTACAATGATCCGATTGGCGGTACCCCTTCTTCTGTGGGCCCGCAGCTGAACGACTTTTACTTCCAGAAGAAAGCGCTGATTGAAGCGCGTAAAGAGCAGTACTTCATGCCGCTGGCAGATGTAACTGCCATGCCGAAAAACTTCGGTAAAACCATCAAGCGGTACCACTACCTGCCGCTGCTGGATGACCGCAATATCAACGACCAGGGTATCGATGCGTCTGGTGCTGTGATTGCGGACGGTAACCTGTACGGATCCAGCAAGGATATCGGTACCATTACCGGTAAGCTGCCGGTGCTGTCCGAAAACGGTGGTCGTGTAAACCGCGTTGGTTTCAAGCGCATCGAGATCGAAGGCACCATCGAGAAATTCGGTTTCTTCGATGAGTACACTCAGGAATCCGTTGATTTCGATTCTGACGCAGAACTGCTGATGCACGTTAACCGCGAGATGGTCAACGCTGCACACGAGATCACTGAAGACGCCCTGCAGATCGATCTGATCAACGGTGCCGGTGTGATTCGTTATGCAGGATCAGCGACTCAGAATTCTGAGATCGACAACACCTGTGAAGTCACCTACGGCGACCTGATGCGTCTGGCCATTGACCTGGATAACAACCGCTGTCCGAAGCATACCCGTGTTATCACCGGTACTCGCATGGTGGACACCAAGGTCATCAGTGCCGCTCGCATCATGTATGTGGGTTCTGAACTGATTCCGCTGCTGAAGGGTATGACTGACCTGCACGGCAATCCGGCCTTCATCAACGCGAAGCATTATGCCGCTGCCGGTACTGTACTGAACGGTGAGATCGGTTCTATCGATGTCTTCCGTATCGTGGTGGTGCCGGAAATGCTCAAGTGGGAAGGTGCAGGTGCCGATGCGTCTACTACATCCACTCACTATGAGACCGGTAACAAGTACGACGTCTTCCCGATGCTGGTTGTTGGTGATGGTTCCTTCACCACCATTGGCTTCCAGACTGACGGCAAGACCGTTAAGTTCAAGATCACCCACAAGAAGCCGGGTGAAGCCACTGCGGATCGTAACGACCCGTATGGTGAGACTGGCTTCATGTCCATCAAGTGGTACTACGGCACCATGATTCTCCGCCCGGAGCGTCTGGCCCTGATCAAGACTGCAGCCCCGATGTAATCCCTAAGTAAGTCCCAATAGGCTCCCTGGTTCGCCGGGGAGCTTATCAGGGGTGTTACGTTATACCGTCGCAGGTTTTCACCCTGGTTAAAAAGAGACACTGATATGAGCGAAGAAAATCTGGAAACCAATGAACTTGAGCTGCTGAAACAGCGAGCTGAGAAACTGGGTATCAAGTTCCACCCGAATATTGGCCTGGAAGCGCTGCGTGAGCGCGTCAACGAGCGACTGGCTGCTTCTACTGAAGCCAGCAAAGAGGAAGCTGCCTCCGCAGAAAAAGGCGAAGAGACAGAAGCACAGCGCCGTCAGCGACTGAAGAAAGAAGCATCACGTCTGGTACGCATTCGGGTGTCTTGCATGAACCCGAACAAAAAAGCCTGGGAAGGCGAAGTATTCACTGTATCCAACTCCGTTGTGGGTACCTTCAAGAAGTACGTTCCGTTCAATGCGGATGAAGGTTGGCACGTTCCCGAGATCATCTATAAGCAGATCCGCGACCGTAAATGTCAGGTATTCCAGTGGGTCAAAGGCCCGCGTGGTGAAAAAATCCGCAAAGGTAAGTTGATCAACGAGTTCAACGTAGAAGTACTGCCGCCGCTGACCAAAGAAGAACTGGAAGAACTGGCCCGTCAGCAGGCACTGGCTCGTGCAATCGACTGAGGATTGGTAGATGCCTGCAATCAATGAATTGACCACTGTATCCGCAACCGGTACCGGTGTTTTTGATCAGCTGATGCAGGCTACCAAGCTGCATCTTGAACAGGAATATCGGGCAGGTCGGATCAAAGGGTCTGAGTACGCTCAGGTATACCTGGGAGCCTTGACAGCTGTCATGCAGCAGGCCGTCAGCTTCTTGCAGGTTCAGCAACAGGATGATCTGTTACAAGCTCAGCTGGAAAAACTGGCAGCAGAAAAAGCGCTGGTAGAAGCTCAACAAGCGAAATTAGCAGCTGATACAGCTTTGGTAGAAGCTCAGATCGCTAAGGTAGAGGCTGAGATGCCCAAGCTCGATGCCGAGATTGCGGTATTGCAACAGCGTGCCCTGAACGAGGAAGCCCAGCGCAAAGACATCGTAGACGGTCTGCCTGTCGCAGGTGTCATCGGCAAACAGAAAGAACTCCACCAGGCTCAGATCGATGGCTTTACCCGTGATGCAGAACAAAAGCTGGCGAAGCTCATGGTAGACGTGTGGAGCGTTCAACGTACTACGGATGAAGGTATCTCACCTGCAGGTGCAGGTATTGCGGATGCTGAAATCAAAAAGGTCGTGGACAAAGCCAAGCAGGGTATCGGTGTCACGCCGAGCTAACACAGATAAGGAGGAGGGGGCGTAAGCCCCCTTTTTTTAATCTATGGGATTATTCAGTAGTAAAAAGGTTGTCAGTGTTGCTGCCAACACTGCACGCCTGATCCAGGATATTCCGAACACGGTCAAGAACAGTACTGTGGAGGCTATCCTGAATGAGCAGGGTATCGTCAATACCATCCAGGTAAACCTGACCAGCGGCATCTCCAATAGGATGCGTGAGATCCAGCGCTATGGACGTGACTACTACACCTATGGTTTGCCGACTGGCAAATTGGAGATGTTCGGCATTCAACAGGACGCCGTTGAAAGCTATCTGGCATCGGCTGAAGGGGAATCTGTCACACTACTGGATGTAGATGTCGATACTGATATTGGTCAGTTGATGGTAGAGCAGTGGCTGGTTCAGACCTACAACTTCAACCCAATGACAGGATTACTGGAACAGTACCCCAGTGCAGTCGTGTCGGATATCAGCGCATGGAATGCTGCAGGGGAAGCTGCCAATACAGATCAGGTCACTGTAAAAACAGATGAGCTGCTGACTGACTGGAACACCACTACGGTAACTGAAACGGTGGAAGGGGATGTCACCATTCGCACAACCGTAACCCTGACAGCAACAGTTGACGTTACGACCGTATCGGATATCCAGAATCAGGTATTTCTGGGCGATCAAACACGTACCAGCGATCCAATTTACAGCATCATTCGTCGGATTAGTTTTCGTTTAATCGACAACTACAAAGAAATCGATTACGAACTGGATCTGCATTGTTTCAACGAACAGACTTACACCAACACGTTCTCCGTCAATGTGCACCAACATGAGCTGGTGGAATCCATCACAGACAACGGAGACGGTTCATTTACTACGGTAACTGTATCGGACACTGAAACGGATTTTGTTCATCAGGAACAAACAACTCACACTGTCAGCAACAGCAAAACATACGCAATAAGTAAAACAGTCCAGTACACACCCGTATATCGCATAATTTATTATGAGTACTCATTGCCATCATTTCGGGAAGCGTATGAAGTACACCCGCTTAAAATAGCACTGCTTTTTAAGAGAGCGGATGAATCATTTGGTTATCGGATCGTTGAATTTGATGATCACAGAAATGATTTTTTGCGTGAGATTAATGAAAACCTGAGTGGGTATTTTTATCCCATCGTGCCTGTTCGACGTAATAATACAGACCTAACGGCAGATGATCAGGTGAATACTGAACGCTATCAAACCAGTCGCAAACTCTTAAAAAAGCTGACGTTGGACATTGATGAAATAGCCGATGCGATTAATCAGAACCCGAATGTAAAAGATATTGACCATGCGTATATCTATTTTGGTGTTCCTATCAATACGAACGATAAGGTGGTCAATAAGTACCTGTACCATTTTTTCAGTATCTTAGAGCATAAAGCAATTAACGCTGAAACTGAATTAACGTCAGGTGGCGCTATTGGATCCGCATTTAACAGCCATACAATCGATATAAGCGATGTAGGACTCAATCTGGAAGTTCGGTTTAATTCGATCAGTCGTGAAGTGGTATATGGCACGATTGGTAAAAAGGGAACTGTTCTCTACTCAGGCGTCGCACAGAAAAAACGTATCACGTACAAACCCATTTTAAGCAATAACGATTACACGCGGACACGCTATGTCGATGACTCTTACATCTCGCTGCAGTACCAAATTACTGAGCACAGTTATGAAGTGCTGACCGTACACGGCTTGAAATTTGTTAACTGGGTATACGGCAATCATGCAGTAGAAGTGGAGTTATATGATGTCCTGACTGAAGCCACAGGACATGAGAACTTTCTGTTGCCGTTATATGAGCCTGCAGTTAAAGCACTGTCTTTAAAAGACAGGGATACGCTGCTGTACTACGCACCCCATTTGATTTTGAACAGTTATGAAATCACCAAGGTCAAGTGGTATCAAAAAGGTTTCTTTGGGTTCTTGCTCAAAATAGCAGGCTTGATCATTGCCATCTACGGGATCATAACTGCCAACCCACAGTTGGCCACAGGTGGTTTATCAGTGGCAACGATGGTGTGGATTATCCTGAAAAAGCTATTCATCAGTTTGATTATTAACTTCACGATGAAGCTAGTGGTCAAAATCTTTGGTGAAGAAATTGCTTTGCTTCTAGCAATTGCTGCAGCTGCCTACGGGTTAAAAATTCAAAACACAGGATCAACTTGGTTTGATGTACCTAGTTCGGATTATTTTTTAGCAGCGAGCAGTGGGTTAGTTAATAAGGTCAATGACAGTATTCAATCCCAGATAGAAGACTTGGTAGACAGCGCAAATGCTTTCCAAAAACAAGCCAAAGAAAAAATGGATGCCTTGGCAGATGCCAATAAGCTACTGGATACCAATGGCGTTATTGATCCTTTGATGTTTACCAGTCTGGATATTTACTATGACCCTACCGAAACCCCGCAAGAATATTACGAGCGCACTGTACACACAGGTAATCCGGGCGCAGTCGCCTACGATGTGCTGCACCGCTACGTAGACATGATGCTGGATCTCGATTTTGTTGAAAAACGATTAACCAACGGAGACATGTACGCATGAGTAATTATCTCTCCAACCCTGTTAATGCAGCAGTCGCCAATGACTACTACAGCTCATTGAGTCAGTGGGGGCAGCCGACGCCTGCAGTGAATACTCCGGTAGTACCCATTGTTGTTCCTAACACTACCACCGTACCGGTGGATGCCGGGTTATGGTCAGGATTCTCTAACGCTTTATCTGGTGTAGGAGGCACTGTCAAAAATGTACTGGGCATGGGATCGGATGAAGACTTCGCAAAGCTGTGGGGCGGTAAAGTAGGTGACAACACCTACAACGGGATTCTGAGTACCGGATTGCAGCTGGGCACTGGTTTATGGAATGCCTGGAATGGTATGCAGCAACTGGATCTGGCACGGGATCAGTTTGCCTTCCAGAAAGATGCGTTCAACAAGCAGTACGAAAACCAGCGCACACTGACCAATGCCCGGTTACGGGATCGTCAGAATGCGCGTCTGGGTGCAAACCCGAATGGGTACCAGAGCACTGCTGACTACATGAAGCAGAATGGAGTGTAACAATGGCTACACCTATTACCTGGCAGAACATTAATGCCCCGTCCTTCTCCGGTGTCGGGGCAACGGCTGCGTCCGGCGCCGATATGCTGAACCGAGGTTTGCGGCAGCTGAACCAGCTGGCTCAACAGCAGAAGCAAACCAGCATTGCGAACTGGGATGCAGGCAAGCAATCTAATACGGACGACCTGTTGCTGAAGATTGCACAGACCCATAACATGGATCAATACAACGCTTTACAATCACAGGTACCGGATCTGCTGAAGCAGTACGGTTCTCAGGTGGATCGTAAAGCTGTAATGGATGCCCTGATGAATCGGGACAACCAGATCCGTGATGACTTTACCAGTACGGTCAACTATCAGAATCTGAAGACCACTGAAGCGGAAAAACCGTTTGCCGGAGAAGTGATGGGCCTTGCCATGACAGACCCTACTGCGGCTGGTAAACTACTCGCCCGTTTTGAACAAGAAGGTAACATTGGCGCTGACGGAGCTGCCAAGCTCCGGCAAGCCATTCGGGACTCTCAGTTCAAACTGACTGATCAGCGTATGCAGGAAGGTCGCTATGCGATGGATCAGGATACATTCCAGCGGAACAAGACGGATTACCTGGAACGTAAGGCAGTGGAAGAACAGCAACGAACCCTGAACGATCTGATCTCTCAACGGATCAATACAGGTGATTCACTGTCAGATTCCCTCTTTGGTTTACAGGATGCGGTTGCCGAGTACAACCGGAACAATCCGAATGCGCCGCTGCGTGCCGATCTGGTTGAAAAAGCCTATGCTGATTTACGTGCGCAACACGGTAAGCGATTCGGACTGACCCCGGAACAGCAGGCCAACATGGAACGAGATTTGGGTGATATTCAATCCTGGGGCGAATCGCAGATTGCTGCGGTGGACAAAGAAATCGCTAAACTGGATGAGTGGCGTAACAGTAAGGTACCGGAAGTAGCTCGATTGTATAACCCGGCAGTAAGTGAAGGCGAAGTCATGATGCAGATCATGGAGGATATCAACACACGCCTTGACCCGGATAAGGAAGTGGGTAGTGATGAAGTCGCCATTGCTGTAAAGAATATTAAAAAGGCTTTTAAGGATGTCCTTGAAGAGAGTGGTCACAAACTGCCTGAAGGAGAGCAGGGGATTCCTACTTGGTTAATTCGAGAAATCATCCGCCGAAATGGGGTAGATACTGAATTCTTTAAGTTTGATGAAAATGATCTTGATATTAATAAGTCTGCCGCTAGGAAAATCCTCACTGAATCCGGTTTGATGGATGACTTCCTGAAATGGCGCGAAGTTGAACGGGATTACCGTACTGCTTTATTTGAGCAAGAAGCCAAGAAACTAGAAATTGCAGCACAAACAAAACAAGCCGCCAGAGAAGCGGAAAAAGCCTGGTTGGCCGCTAACCGACTGCGGCAAGCTGCAAGGAGTTCACAACAGAATCCATAAGGAAAGGGGGCTTAGCCCCCTGTTTTTATAAGGAGTGCATGATGCAACGAAAGACACAATTACTGGTAAAAGGATTTATCGCGGTCTACGTGATATCCATTGTTGGATTTATAGCCTTCGATACCATCAGAGGTTATCACCCAGGCTGGATTAGTTTATGGGAAAGTTTTATAAGTACACTTAACGAAGAAACTTTACTGGGAATAATTGTCTTAGAACCACTGGCGTTTATCTGTTTACTGTTGGGTATGGTGTACGTCCCTCGCTTTATCCGCTGGGTCGATAAGCGGATATAAACCAAGCACGCATCCTGTTGCTGTTTGATAATACGGGCGGTGATACACTGCTCCGATTATTGAGTAGCAACAGGACTCGCGTATGTGGCCATTTGAAGAAACCCCTTACTCTATTCAAAACATTCGTGATAAACACGAAAAACTCCGGCAAGCCTCCGAAGCCAAGCGCAAATTACTAAGCTCACTGACCCCTTTGTCGGATACTCAAAAAGCCGAGATTTTCACTGCACCTGAAGATCCCGCATCGGTATATCTACCGGAAGATCGTGCAAGCGCACAATTGGATGCAGCGCTACGGGCAGGTCTGGACAAGATTCAGCAGCAGAACCAGGAAAACTGGCGTCAGTGGCATGAACAAGGTTCTCTTACTGGATATGTCAAAAACACTGCCGCGCAGGTCGCTGACAAAGTATCTAATATAGCTATTGCACCTGTGACGGTTCCGACAGCAATAGCGGGCATGGGCATGATCGGTCAGGTTGATCAGGCTGCACGCGATGCCTACTTTGGTTTGAAGCAGGTCGCTGAAGGTAAGCATGCCAGTGCACGTTCACGCGCGGAACTGGATGCAGCACTGCTGAAAGGGGTGATTACCCCGGAAGAACACCAGCAAGCCCTGGCTGCAGTGAATGCCTATGAAGGCAACCTGAAGGTACCTGAAGACCTGTCTGCACTGCAGAAGCCGACGCCTCTTCTTCCGTTTGGTTCTCGCCTGAGTGATATGCTGGATCTGGGTATCAAGGTCGATGGCTTCAATCGCCCGACGCAGGGTAAAACCTTGCAGCGGGGCGAGAAGCTGATAGACATCTCTAGCACGGTATACAAGGCACAGGAAGACACCATCGGCAAGGTAGTTGACGATACCCGTGTCAACAAGCTGGCAGGCGATGTATACGACGCGTTCAAAGGTACATCTGATAAGTCTGTTCTGGAAGCCATTGCAGATAACAAGACCGGTGCGGCTGACATCGTGACAGAAGCTGCTGCCGAGATCGCCATGTTCCTGTCGTCAGGTGGCCTGAGTGCATTAGGTAAAGTAGGACGAGTAGTAGGCACACTGGCCCAAGCCAGTGTGGTAGGGGAATCTGCTACTGAAGCCTCTGCCCAGGTACTGGAAGGGATGCAGGAAATCCTGCAACGCGATGGCACCATTACCGCCGATCAGATTGCGGGCTTAATTGCAGGTGGTGCAGCGTATGCCGGTCTGGATTACGCCGAAGTTGGTGTGTTGGCCAATGCCCTGAAAAAGAACACGCCGCTGCTGAAAGCCCTTCAGAAACAAGACGGTGACGGTCGGCTGGTACGAATCGCCAAAGACACGTTGAACCGCACCGGTGCAGTAACGGCTGTCGGTGCTAAGGAAGGACTCGTCGGTGGTGCACAGGGTGGTCTGGAAGAAACTGTACTGAAGGATAACTACGACCTGGATCAGGTGGACATGGCCAAGGTGGCCACAGATGCTGTACTGGAAACCATCGGCGCCACCGGTGTCAGCGGTACCAAAGAAGGTCTTGGTTTAACGCGGGATACAGCAAAAAATCTGTTGATGCGGAGCCAGGACAGCCAACAATCTGGGGCAGATAATACAAATACCCTGGAATCTTCTATGGAGATTGACAAAGAACATCCGCTGTCTAAAATCCGCGACGCTGTTTTGCAGCCGGAGCTGAGTAGTACCGATAAAGAGAAGTTCCAGAAAGATGCTTTTAAGACACTTAGTGAAATGTTCGACCAGCAGGATGCGCTTGTTAAGCGGTATGAAAGCCTGCAGGGAAGCACTGAACCGTCGGCTCAGCAGGAAGCTGTCAACATTGATCAGCAGATCAAAGCCATCAATGAGCAAATTCGAGCAGCACAAAAGCTGCTTGACGAAATTGTCGTTGCCACAGCAGACACTGAAGTAGAGAAAGCTGCAGAGAAACTGGCAACGCAAGATACTGACGCGGAAACAGCACAGGTTGAAGCGATGCGGTTGATTACCGCCGCAAGCCGTGATCCGAACAGTATCAGCACAGATGCACTCAATAAGATCCTCTCCAGCGCAGCGCTGACACCGGCACAGCGTACATACTTTGAAGCCTTTGCCGCTGCCCGTGAGTCCGTACAAGACGTTGAAGAACTGAATGGGGTAGGCCGTACCACTAACGATGTAATCTACGGCAACCCGGAGTTGGGCTGGAAAGGTATCAAGCAGTATCGTCGTGAGCTGGCGAGCCATTTGGCTGCCGGTAACGAAGTAGGTACCAAACGTACCTTACAGCAGCTGTCTCGCTTTGCTGAACACCAGTCTCAGAAGGCACAGGATTTCCGAACAGCGTTTGAAGCCATCAAAGAAATGAAGCTCAAACGCGGTGAGTTATCACCTGAGCGCCGTGAACAGCTGCGTGCTGCTGTTAAGCAGGTCAGCGAGAACTACACCCAGCAGGACGGTAAGCCGTATCGCTTTACAGCACGCACCCCGGAATCGTTGGTAACAGCCGTTGAAGCTGAGGCGCAGGCACTGAACAACCTGTTGGTTGAATCTCAGGCACAACAGCAGCTGATGAAGAGTATGGCGTCAGCGTCTGAACAAGCCAAGGCTGTTCGTGAGGAGGTTTCTCCCATTGAACCTGAGCAAACAACTGAAAGGGTAGATGTCACACAGACAGCAGCGAACGCACGTCCGGCCCCGGTGAATACTGCTACGGCTAAAAAGGCACCTGTATCCGCACGACAGACCGATTCCGTTACACCTGCTACTGAGGCAAGCGTAATGGAAGGGACAGCTGCGCCTGCAGAAAATGCACAGACTGCTGTTTCGAACGAACCGGCACCGATTACACAACAGACCGAACAGGTACAGCAGACTACACAGACTCAGGAGCAACAGGCAGATTCACCCGTTGATTCTGATGAGGTAGATCAGGCAACAGATACTGATATAGCACCGGATACGCAGGAAGAAGGCGATGAACCCAAAAAGAAAGCATGGACAGATAGTCTGTTCACGGGTTTCTCAGAACGTATTCGTGGCTTTTTCTCTTCCAAACAAGAGACGCAGAACCTGTTAGCTGCCGATCCAGACTTCATGCGTAAGCTCCGGGAAGACGACTGGTCGTCCATTGAAGAGCGGTTAGGAGAACCGCTGTCTGCGCGACAGAAAGAAGCCCTGAAGGGTTTTGTCGAGTTCCACGACCGTGTGGTGGACTTCCTGACCCAGCACCTGAAGGAGGCGCCTGAGAAGCAATCTGACAGCATTAAGCAGTCATTCTCTACCCGGTTACTGCGCAACCCGAACAACCCGGCAGAACTGAATGATGCGGCAGTGGCAGCACTGTCTTTGAGCATGTTCACCTGGTTGGGTACCCAAGCCAGTGGCACGATCTATAACAATGACCGCACGATCAACCACCTGATCGGGCGCCGGGGCAGTGCGCCTGTTCCGAATACCTTGCGTGAGCTAATGATTGATGCCGGTACAGGGGCTAACACACTGGCTGAAAATCTGGGGCGACAGGCACGACAGCTGCTGGGCATTCAGGCCACAACCCATGCACCGGAAAACGCCATGAAATGGCTGGAAGCGGATCTGGGTAACGTCGCCATTCTGGTACTGCGCGACCCATCATTCGGTGCACTGACATACAGTCAGATCGCTCCGCGCACCATACTGGATACCCTGCCGGAAAATCAGCAGCGACAGATGAAACTGAAAGCCAACATGGCTCCGCTGAGTTTCTATCGTGCGGCTACCGTACGTGAACATGTAGAAGGTACTGATGTACTGGCTGAGCGTCCGGCACCGATTATCCGATCAGCCAGTGAACTGCTGAGCGGTACCGATAATCTGATGTCACGGGTTTTCGGGGAAGACCTGAACGCCAAAGAACCCAGCTTCCACGATCAGGTACCCATTACCCGCACCATGCGGGGGACACGCCAGAAGCTGAGTGAAGCCGTTCGTAAGAAACTGGGTCGTGCACAGCGTGTGAAGTGGGAAATCAAAGATCAGGTTGTGACCGATCTGGATCGCCTGTCAACCGATACCCAGCTGGCCCTGTTTGGATATAAGCCGGGTGCAGAAAACCACGTCATGCGTGACCGTCAGAAGAGTGTGAAGGCTCAAAACGAGGCAGCGGTACGCAGCTATGAGCATTTCAAGCGCTTGAAAGAACAGGTGCAGGAGCGACTGGAAGCGGGTAAAGCAGCCACATTCCATTTCAGCTACTTTGTGGCGCGCCAGATGCGTACCCACATGGACAGCAACACCGTCAACCCGCAAGCCGACAAGAATCACCGTTTCCTGGTACGGCAGCAGAAGTGGGTGACTGAGATCGATCCGAACAACAGCGAGCAGGTTGATCGCTTCATGCTGGCATTAGCAGAAGGATTAGATCTGGATCGTGACAAGCACATGGAAGAGCGAACGCTGAAAGCGGTTGCTCAGCGCTTGTCAGAAGCCGATGCCAAGAAAGCGATTAAAGCCCTGCAGCAGTTACGTCAAAAAGCGGATCTGCCCGCCGAGATGCGACAGGCGTATGAGTTAGCGATTCAGCAGTTCGTGCTCAACGCAGGTACCGGTATGCACGCATTCGATGTCTTGGTTCAGCATGTGAATTATCTGGAAGCCAAGGATAGCGGACAGACTTTCACAGCGGATGTCATGCCGGAAGTAGACGGTGTAACCAATGGCCCGATCATTGGCCTGATCCAGTTTGCAGGTGCAGCGACGGCTGAAAGACTCAAGCAGATGCTGGGTAAAGGTGGTATCTACTTCGATGGTCGTCAGAATCTGGCTGAGTGGAAACTGGATCCGAATAACTTGGATGCGTATCAGGAAACCAGTAACGGGCTGATGCACGCATTGCAGGCATCACTGGGTTCCCTGAAGGCCGAAGACCCCGGAGAGTACACACGCCTGAAGCAGGCACTGAAATACTTTGGCTCCAACATCGTGCTGAAAGACGACGGTACGATTGAAGTCGCCCGTAAGATGGGTAAGCAGCCCACCATGATTACGGTATACGGTGCCGGAGACGGTGCTACTAAGTCCGATACAGTCGAAGCCTTCTTGGAAGGTGTTCGTGATGCACTGGAAGGTGCGTACAAAGCAGGTGATGTCCGCCAAGCCAACAGCATCATCCACGACTTCAACATGATTGCAGGTGCTCGTGTACTCAAGCCAGTCAAGGCAGTCGAGCAGATTCTTGATCAGTCTGTACGCAGTACCGGTGCGATCGATCAGTTGGTCGGTGAGTACGTAGGTGGTGCGATGCTGAAAGCGGTAGGCCAGAACTACGGTATGTTCCGAACGCACCGTGCTCACTTCAACGCGCTGTTGCAGGTGGTGAATACGGTTTATGTACATGAGTACCAGAAGGCGTATCGAGTACGCCAGGAAGAGCTGATCGAAGAAGGCACCTTGCAGCCGGGTGAATTGCTGCCACGCACTGAAGCACGCGCCATCGAAAAGCAGCTGCAGAATCTGATGCCGCTGGTTCATACCCTGTACTCGAAAGAAACAGACTCGCTGGATGAAGCCCTGTTTGTCGGACGCTACACCACCGAACGGATGTACGGTGAAGGATCCGTCGGCACTGGCTTAAAGACCAAGCAAGCGGTACCGGTACACAAGGGTATTGTGAAAACCCGTAAAGACCCGAAGACCGGACAGCAGCGGATCAGGATTATTCCTGCTTCTGAGGCGTCTGTATACGAGCTGAACACCAACACCACCACGATTGCACGCGAAATCCCTGATCCTGAACTGGGTGTCGGTGCAGCCATTCTGGGCATCCATAGCCTCGATGCGTATGTGGCAATGGAAATGCTGGGTAACGCCAACGTGCTGAGTGTGTTCGACGGCTTTGGCTTTGCGATGGGTCAAGAAGTTGATGGTGCCAAGCAGCTGAACCGTCATTTCCATCATGCCATGCAGACATACAGCCTGATGGACGAGGCAAATGCCACATTCCAGCGTGTACTGGAACACCTGAAAGACAATGTGGCCGCTGACTCCAAGGAACTCAGGGAGCTGCAGAAGAAAATTGCCAGCGCATTACCGAAAGATATCGGAAATCTGAACGAGCTGATTCAACGCAATCACACTATTCAGAGTCAGGTGAAGGCAATCAAGGATGAAGTGACGCAAGCTCCGGGGTACTGGAACCAGTATTACATGGAGAATGCAGCGCACGGTACCGAAGGTGCCGACAAGCTCACAAAACCGGAATTGCCGACAAGCGAAGAGGCTGCCATTGAGCAAGACCTGAAGGTACTAGAAACCGAGGAAACCGTCGCTCAACCGAAAGTCGTTGCCAACCAGTCTGTATGGGGTGCACTGGCGTCCGAACGGGATGTCAAACACCCGATTGGGCCGGTTACACCGGCTGCCCTGCGTGCATTTGGTACAGGGACAACGGTATCAGGGCAGACACTGGTCGATACCCTGTACGCCTCGCTGCACAAATCCCAGAACAAACTGAGTGTACGGGGCCGCGTAGTTAAAGCACTGCTGGGAAGCATGAGCACCATGCGCGCCCTGAAACAGGTGGAAGTACGGCTGGTTACGCCAGATATGGATCCGTCTGATCTGGATTACTTTGGTAATGCCGATACTGTCGAAATGTTACAAAGTAACACTTTTGCAGCGACACTGACGGATCAGAACGGCAATGCGGTCATCTACGTCAAGAGTGCCGATTTTGCGTATCATGGCTTGGCAATGGAAACGCTGGCCCATGAGCTGATTCATGCAGTGACAGCGGGTACGCTGCGGCGGTTGCCGAACACCCATCCGGTTGTTAAGCAACTGAATGCGGTACTGAAAGCCGTTAAAGCCGAGATGTCACTGGATCCTGCGTTACAGAACAGTGAAGAACTGCAGCACGCCACAGTGAATATCCGCGAACTGGTGGCCTGGGGACTGTCCAACTCGACTGTTCAGCAACTGCTGAAAGAGATCGATGTTCAGAAATACCAGAAATCTTTGAACGGGCGCTTCAAAAACGCATTCAGTGCGATGGCAGCAACCATCCGGCATATCTTCTTCAAGGGTAACTCGCCCAGCGTCACCAATGCGTTTGATCTGCTGCTGGAAGCCACGTCAAAAGCGCTGGATCTGACTGAGCAGAACGCCAATCCGTCCGCTGCTTCAGTGGATGCACAGCGTTCACCGCAGGACAAGATGGAAGATCAGGTAGCGCGGATGACACCGGTCGAACTGTTCGATGCACTGGAAGGTTCACCGACAGCTGATGCAACCCGTCTGCGCAGTATTGTAGAAACGTTGACTCAGCACCTGTCAATGGAGGAGCTGGAAGCGCGCAACCGTAAACGGGGCGTATACAGCAACACGGATCTGTACATGGATGCGTTGGTGAACGACCGCATTCCGTTCATTTCATCGGTACGTTCAGCGGGTTTTGATCTGAGCCAGCAGGAACTGTTTGTCCTGGAGCAGATTGAAGCGGCTACCGCAGCAGGGGTGGAACTGAATGCAAAAGCCCGTCAGGAACTGGATACTTTGTGGGAGATTGCTCGAGATCGGATTCCGCTGAATGTGTTTGCCTCTCGCCCGGATCTGGATCTGGATGATCCGCGCAATCGAGCTGAACACGAAGCAGCTGAGCGCCGTCGAGATTGGGTATTCCAACCGGAGATCCAGCATACCCGTCAAGCCGATGCTGCCAGCGCAACAGGGTACAGCGACCGGTTTGAATCCGATTATCTAGGTCGCTTCATGGGTCTGGCGATGGTTCATACACCGTTCCGGGCAGCGCTGGAAAACCTGGATGTATCCAAGGCAGGTAAAGGTACCGGTACCTTCTCAGAACGTCTGCAGCGGATCCTGAACGCGATTCTGGATGTCTTTAGTTCCTTTATGGGTCGAAGCACACCCAGTGCACGCGCAAGTGAGCGCATCGAGCAACTGATGCAGTCCTTGGCGGATGTGCAGGTACGCCATCAGTCAGTGCTGGTTCAACAGATGCTGCGCCGTCTGGAGCAGACATCTGAGAAAGCCAATGCCGGTATGCGTGTGGCGATGCAGAAAGTAGATGCGTTTGCCCGATCCGACAAGATGCTCAAGAGCGGAAACCGCATCAAGAGCACAGCGGGCGCTGCTATCTCAATGGTGGCCGGGGATCGAGTGGATGAGTACATGCACTGGCTTAAAGAGGCATTCAAGCCGTACCGCCAAGGTACCGAAGGCATCGTAGGTTCGCTGATTACCGAGATGGCAGGTCAGAACAAAGGCAATGCACGTTTCCACAATCTACTGCGGTACGTGAAGAAGCGTGTTGACCAGGCTCGTCGTCATGCCAACCAGCAAACCCGTGACATGATCCGTGACAGCTTCAGCCGTAAGTTGACTGACACCGAACGGGAAGCACTGACGGCAGCGGTACTGGAAACTGATCTGTCCAGCATTCTGAATCGGTACGGGATGTCGAAACTGAGCGCCATGATCCTGAGTGATGTACCGCTGGTACAGGCAATTCAGGATGAGCTGAGTAAAGCCAAAGAGCAGCTGCCGAAAGAGGTGCTGGCCGAGATCCAGAGTCAGGCCAAGTATCTGGCTTGGTTCATGGCAACAGGCGAAAACAAAAGTGATGCACCGCTGTCATTGAATGCTGAACTGATGGTACTGAATGGGCCGAACAGCCAACAGCTGAGCGGTAATGCGCGTAAAGCGGCTGTACAGCTGGGGGATACCTTGGCATCCCTGTATGCCCTGCACTATGTACCGCTGGATGTGCGTAATGAACTGCGTTTGCTGTTACGGGATGAAGCACGTCGAGACGATAAAGGACATGGAGTGGAAACCATGCTGCGGTTACATACCGCGCTGAAGCAGGAAGCCTTAGCGAAGAACTTCGACGGTAACCCAGTACAGATGATGAAAGGGTACTTGCCGGAGGTTGTCGATCCGCATGTACAGTTCAAACTCATGCCGATGAAACTGACGGTAGAGGAACAGAAAGACCTTGAGCGTCGCGGATATACACCGTCGCATGTTGTCATGCCGGATCCGAATGATCCGATTCAGGAGCCTCACCGTGTCTGGGTCAGTGAAACAGATGGCCTTGAGCCGTACATGGCAGCGATTGTGTCTATGACCAATGAAAAGAGTAAGGGTTCCGATGTGGAGTACCGTACTCGCAAAGAGCTGGCCATGATGGTACGTCAGAAGCAGCAAGCAGCTCAGCAGCTGAGTACTCAGGCCAACATCGATCCTGGTTCAGTCAAGGGTAGCCGCATGGTACCGGTCTACGATGGGAACGGTCAGATTGTACGTTTCCGTTACATGATGACAAAAGCCAACCGCAAGAGCCTGCTCAAGCGCAGTACGCTGGCAGATGATCTGCTGGGTCATTTGGCTGGTAGCATCGTGGATAAGGCTGAATCCAAGGAGCTGAACGCACAAACTGTCAAAGCACTGAAGCTGCAGTATCAGGACGACCTTAAAGAGGGTCGTGATGAGTTTGTCCTGGTCGGGCCGAACAGCACAGATCCTTCACTACAGGAAGTGTACGCCCTGTTACCCACTGCCATGAAGGAAGAGATCCAGAAGGTATGGGGCAGTCAGGGAATGTTGGTGCGCCGTGACCTGGTGGATCTGGTGTTTGGGTACCATAAGTTCAGCTTAACCAGCTGGTGGAACATCCCGCCGGAGCAACGCAAGCTGCATCAGGAGCTGTTTATTCAGGTTGCAGAGATGCTGTTACCTAAAGGGACAGTCAGCAAGCTGAATCTGGCTGGAAACCTGTGGCAGGAGATTATCCGGGAAGTCAAAGACATCTGGGTTATCAAGAACCTGTTTACGTTGATGAGTAACGCGGTATCTAACACCACGGTACTCTGGGCCAGCGGTGTACCGGTGAACCGTATCATCAAGTGGCAGCAGGAAGGGTACAACCTGATCTCGGCATACCAGAAAGATCAAAAAGCATTGGGATTTGCGGAGCAGGCGTTGGCAGTGGAAAAAACCAAGGTCACGCCGGATGCGGCAACCGTTCGACGGTTGGAAGGGGACATCGCTCGACTGAAAAATCGCATGAGCCAAAGCAAGATGCACGAATTGATCGAGGCAGGGGTATTCCAGACCATCATTGAAGACCTGGATGTGGATGAGGAGGAGTTTTCATATAAACAGCGTCTGACGGATAAGGTGGATCAACTGACTGCCGGTATTCCAGAAAGTGTGAAAACCGTTGCGAGCGAGTTAATGCTTACACGTCGAAGCAAGGCGTATCAGACACTGAGCCATCTGACTCAAGTCAGTGACTTGGTGGCTCGTTATGCCCTGTATCGGCATTTGACTGAACGGAAAAAGAATCCGCTCAGCAAAGCTGAAGCCATCGAGAAAGTGGTTAAGCGTTTTGTGAACTACGATGTCCCGACTCATCGACTGATCCAGTGGGGCAACGATATGGGTCTGATCTGGTTCAGTAAGTACTACCTGCGTATTCAGGCAGCGCTGTGGGAGATGATGAAAGAGGAACCTGCGCGTATGTTGTCACTGGCAACCACACAAGGGATCGTGGACTTCTGGAACATCTACGATTCACTGGCCACACCGGGTACGCTGATGAACCGCTTCCATAACCCGATTGGTGCAGTCATCACGTCACCGGATGACATCATCACAGTACAGGCATCAGGTGCCTTGATCGACTGATCGCACCTGTACTCAAAAAGCCGCTGCATGAAATGTGTAGCGGCTTTTTCTTAGAAAGAGAACACCTTGCTTTCCGCCATGCGTGCAAGGGTAAAACGCATTCCGGTTACTGGAACGTATCGAGAAGGGGAGAACGATAGGGCGGGACGAATTTAAGGTATCAGAGTATTCGTCGAAAACTCTCTACACAGCCTACTATTCAGATATAGGAATAACTTACTCAAACCCACACACCCAGCGGCAGGAGTGGCTTTGTTCCGCTACCGTTGGCTCGCTCGGCTTGATCACGACTGCACCTCCTTCGCTTTCTGCGCATCCCAGTAATACCAACGACACTCCGGCAATTCACCCAAATGTCCTTGTGAGTATCGTGCACGGCCCTTTTCTGTCGGATCGCCTGCCGGAGTGATAAAGCCAGCCTCAGCGCAACGCTCTAGGTAGAACTGATGCCCTCCGAGGCTGCCAAAGAAATATCCTGAATCCCCCTGCTCAATGATGCCTTTCAATATTGCGTCGAAGATCCGAATATCGATATCAGCAACTGACAGCGGGTAATCACCGCTCAGATTCTCGATGGCCTCGTCAACCTCTTCGGCCCATATCCCTGCATGCTTGATCACGACTGCACCTCCTTGGCTTGCTGGCGGAGTTGGTTGGCGTATTCTCGCATCCACTTAACCATCTCGCGGTGATTTGCAGTGTTCTGCGCCACTGCGTTGATGTGTAGTGCCGCGCTCTTCAGGGAGTCAAACGCCGCGCCTCCGTTGCGCTCAACCATCTGTGCTACCGCCCCGAGGGATTTCCATTGCCCGTCCGTGAACTTCTCGTCACCGTCGTCGCGCAACCTGACAAACACGGTTCGCTCCGGGCGCTTATTACTGTCGTCGATCACTTCCGCAACCGAATAAACCCCGGTCATCTTCGGTGTAATGACGTACAAACACACGTCGCATTCTTCCCGCTGCCGAAGTTCTTCGGCCATGCAGTCAGGCGTCCAGTCATCAACCACCGGGTTGAAAAAGTCAACTTCGAGCATCGGAATAATCCGGTTGCGCCAATCCGATTCGTTACACGTACCACCCAAAAATACTTTCATTTTCCTACTTCCTTTCTTAGGTTAGCCGTCACAGCGGCGTGTATCCGCTCTCGAAGTGCATATTCCGGCCCATCGTGACCGCCCATTCCGTTTGAACGTGACCGCCTGTTCCGGTTGATCGTGACCGCTCATTCCGTTTTATCGTGACCGATTTCGGGCGTTTTTCCGGAATCACCGGTC